CGCGTCCAAAACGAGCCTCCAGCGCCTCCTGAACGGCTTTCTTAGCGTCTGACAGAATGACGTTCTTCTTCGCCAGTGCGGTTAGTGAGATCGTAAATGGCTCCTCCTGTGTCGGGACGTAGCGGAATTTTTTGTTGATCTCATTCGGAATAGCCTTGATAGCCGTCATGATCATGATCTCAAGCTCAGCCTGTGTGTAGCCCGGTTTATGCCCGCAAAAGAAAATCGTGTTGATATTGCTCAGCGACTTAATGCCGGTTGAAATCTCCTGCTCCTGCTCACCCCAGGCACTGATCCAGGACATACCCGGTACTGCACGATTCAGGAAGTATTTATAGTCACCGCCCCAGACTACCTGCTCGTCATACGCCACGTAGTATTGCGCACGGTTGCGCGTTTCCTCCGTGCTTTCGAAGCCGCTGCCGCCCGTAATTGGCGTCATTGTCACAACCTCGATCTTGCTATTCATATCGGCGATGTTGCCCGCGGGCGTCAGCTTCTGGCCCTGCGTCAGAGTGGTGTCGCCCCGGCTGCACCACACATCCAGATCGACCTTACTACCGGTCTTCGGCATCTTGCCGATCGCACCGTCACCAAAGCGCACGCCCAGCTGCTCAGACGGCTTGTAAACCAGTACGTAATGCTGGCTGGACCCACGGGAGAGACGAAACAGCGGGTTGTTTTCCCATAGCGATTTGTTCTCGTTTTCCGTCACAAACACGTCCATCGAGACGGTTTCCTCTGTTATGTCACGCGGCAGCATTACCGTATAAAACGGCGCTTCGGCGTCGATCGCGGATGACACATTAACGTGTTCCATCTGGCGGACGTCGTTCACCACCACGCTGCCGCCAGCAGGGATGATCACCACGTCGGTTGTGACGTAGGGGAGCTGCGCATTGGACAGAAACTCCGCATAAATTGGCAGCTGAATGACTTCATCCGTTTTGTTGGTGATCTTCACACTGCCCCATGACGGCGTGATTAAATGGCCGAGATAGTTGCGATCTTCAGCTGCGGCCAGGATGCTTGAGCGCTTAGTTGCTGTGGAGATAAACCCCTCCGTCAGGCCGCGCTCAGCAGTAGTCTGTGCAGCGTAGATGATCTGCGCGCCAAACACGGCCATCATCTGAATGAATTGGCTATTGGTGAATTTTCTCCACCAGCTATTGGCCTGCAGCTGGCCATTAAACTTTTCCAGTAATTCCTGAATACTCACAATTTACCCCGGTTAACTTTTGTTCATGGACACGGCCAGCGGGCCGTATGATGTAATAAAGGTGATCTGCCACGTATCAACGTTCTGCGGCGCGCAGCGGATAGCTCGCAGCCCCAGCCCTGGCAGATCGATACGCAACTTTTTAATCAGTGCAGCCTCAATAGCGACTTCGGTTAAATGACCGGTTTCAGAGCCTACTGGCTCATGTTTGTAATCCTGCATGGTGTTACCCCATCCGGGCAGGCCGTAAACACTGCCCTGCGGCGTCCTCAGCCATTCCTCAAGCCGGGCAAGCCAGGCGTCTGACTCCCCGGCTTTCACCACTACCCCGCCCTGATCTACGCGCATCAGGCAGTCAATTTCGTTTTGCATGTGTTAGTCCTGCAGGAGTTCGTTGAGCGCCGGGTCGTTGATGCTCAGGGTTGATGACGTGCGGGGAGCCGGTTGCGCCGTGTTGACCACTTTGTCCGGCGCGGTATCGCTTTTCTTCTTCGTGACGCCCAGTAGTGCCTCCAGCTGGGTACGCATGCCTTTCAGCTCTTTGAGCATGTCCTGATCGTGACTGTTGGTGTCGCCGCTCATCATCGGACGCATGCCGCTGCGCGGGAGATCGGTCACATTCTGGATCTGTGCCGGGTGATTTAGCAGAGGCTGCTGTGCAGGCCTTGTCTGCGCCGCACTGGCGCCGCTCAGGTATGATTTACCGGCGCTGGCCAGCGACTCGGTGCCACTGTCGAGCCAGCCGCCAGCCTTGCTTGTAAGCGGTGCTATGGCGCGGAGGATGCCGGGATCGGTAATGCCTGCCTGGTCCAGCACGCTGCTGATCATGTCGTTGCCGCTGAAGCCACCCAGCGTCTGACTAAATGTGTCACTGATGGCGGGCATGATCGAAGCGCTGACGGCGTTCACTCCGTCCCTTGCACCGCCCAGCATGCGATCAAACAGGCCACTGGACTCCGGTTCGGCGGCGGGTGTCCGGGTGTTGGCCACAGTGATCGGTGCATCAGAGGTTGCAGAGCCCGGACGGGCGCGCACGCTACCGGTTGAGACGTGAGATACAGCAGCGGGACGTGAGCGGCTGGCAATCTTATCGGGCGCCAGCGCGGCCAGCTGGAGGCCCGCGGGAAGAGATTCACCACCAGGCAGGGACAGGCCGCTGGCAGGACGTTTGCGGGACATACCGGCCACGCCCAGGGATTCAGTTGCGCCCTGCACTTTGCCGTCAGCCCACTCATTCAGGGCTTTGACCTGACCCCATGCACCTGCTCCAGCATGTCTGATTTTGTCCGCTGCGCCGTTACAGCTTGATGATGTCCTGCACGGTATTCAGCTTCTTGTAACCAGCTGCTTTAGATGTGCCTTCTGAATAACTTGTCAGCTGATTCGCCAGCGCCCTGAATCCTTCTTCTGGGGTGTTGAACTTAGCGAACCGGGCCTCACCATTACCGTTTTTGGCTTCCAGGCTTGCGCCCTCCTGCCCCACATAATTCAGGTTGCCAAAGTTGTTGTTGCGGAAGGATCGGACCTTCGCATTTGCGCCGCCCACATTGAGATCTGCGCCGATGCTGTTTTGCGCCACGTCGGCATAATCAGCGGCGTTTTTGCCTTGAGTACCTACGCCGTCCTCGCCCCACTCGCCACCCTGCAGCTGTGTACCGAGGCGGTTTATAGCCGTGACTGTTTTTGTGGTGCCATCGGTGATCGCCTTCGTCTGCTCCGCGCTGGTGCCGGTCAGTTTGTCATAGACGCCCGACGCGCTGGTTGAGAAGGCGCTGAACATATCGCCCACTTTGCTCAGCCCGGAATCCAGCCCCTTAGCAATGTCGCTGGTATCAAAGGTCAGTGATTTCGCCACGCCGTTCATACCCAGCGCAGACGCGCCTGACGCCAGCAGCCCGGACGCGCCGGATACCAGCCCGCCCATGTTCAGCACGTTTGCTGCTGTGTACTCGCCCTTCTGTCTGCCGCTGACTGTAGCGCCTTGATTCAGGCCAAAGGCTTTCTGCTGTCCCGCTGTGTCGTTGTAACCTTCGTATGCGTCCATGCCAGCGCCAAGCACGGTCCCAACCAGCGGGATCGCTTTGAGCGCTGTCTTACTGGCGACTTTACCGGCCACTTTCAGCCCGCCTTTTTCCGCGGCCTTCTCCGCTGCGGCTTCTGTGGTTTTTTCAGCGACTTTAAGCCCGCCTTTCTCAGCGCTTTTTTCTGCTGCAGCCTTCCCCGCATCACTGCCCGCCAAGCCGCCAGCGGCGATCGTGGCACCGGCAGCAGCTGTTGTGGCTGCTGCACCGGCAACCGTTACCGCCTTTTTGCCGCCTTTAAGCACGTCCATTGCCTTAGCCAAGAGACTTTTCTTTTTCGGCTTAGGTTTTGGCTTTGATGTATCCGCCTTCCCTTTGCCATCCGGAAGTAGATCACCGGCGACATCTGCGATTTCACCGGCAGCCGACAGTGGCCCGCGTTTACGGCCGCGGCGTTTACGCCTGCCGGGGATCAGCGAATCCATGAATCCGCCCGCCCCTTTCCCGGACGCATGTGACAGCTTTTTAACCTCCTCCCGCACATCAACCAGGGCATCCACAATGCGATCGTCATTGGCGGCGATCACTTTGGTCTGCTCCTGCGTTACCTGAATGGCTTTTGCCTGTTGAGCGGATCTGAAGCCATCAGCCGATTTTGGGCCGATCACTGGTGGCGTTCTGGCTTCGGTTGTCACCGGCGGATGCGTCAACGGTGGCTCAATTTTCAGCGCAGCGTTGCCTTCGGTTTTACCCTGCATGAAGTTTTTCAGCGTCACGACGTTCTTTCCGACTTCGGCGGAAATGTCGTACATGCCTTTACCCATCATCCATAGCGGACCACCAGCAGCAGTTCCAGCAATGTCTGCGCCGGAAGACATACCATCGCTGTTCGTTTCGGTGGCAGATTCCAGCATGCTACTTAGGGAGCGGAAAAATCCCTGCTGCTGTTTTTGCTCAGCGCGGCGCGCATTTTTTTCCTGGGTTGCTGCTGATGCAGCCGCAGAATCAGTCCGTGCTGTAAAGCGACCACTTGAATCACGCCCGCCAGCGCTTACTTGTTTGGTGTCGGTTAAAGACACCTTATCGGCTACATCACTCTGTTTTAGTGCTTTACTTGAGTCCTTTTTAAGCCCGTATCCACCTACAGGAACTAAATTAGCCCTTTTGGCTTTTTTTGTGCCTTATTACTGACCATTTCAGTGCTTATATTATTGCCCCAATCGGTTAAACGAACTGAATTGGATTTATCCGTCCTGTTTTGGTCTTTAATAAGGCTCTTTTTATTCCTATTTGGTTCCTTGTCAGGATGGGGTGTTTTTCTGGTGTTCTCGCTATTTTCCGGCTGTGCATCATTTTGACCGGCGCTACGACGTGTCAGCGATCGCGTCACAGTCATCCCTGACGCGGCATTGTTTCTGTCGGCGGAGGACGGCTGTTTTGTACCTGTGAGCGCATTGCGAATCAGGGTTAACTGTTTTAACTCTGCTTTGCTCGCTTTCTGAATTGCATCAATGATGCGGGCCTGATCCTGCTGCTTCATCATTCGGACCTGTTATTAGTCTTTCTCATTTGCTCTGTGAGCGTGTTATTCATCTGAATGGCGCGCCATAACGGCAGTGCGTCAACGTCACCGACGGGCTGGCGTGCGGTCAGCGTCAGGTTGTCAATGATGGTTAGCCATCCATTGAGGTGAAAATCGTGGAACAAAAAATCCAGAGCGAAATGGGATAAACAGTTGAGTGGTGTTCATCTGCTTATCCTCCTTTTCGCAAGCTACGGGCGGGAGCAGAAGCCTGACTTCACCCTGTGTGATTTGCATCAGCAAGCCGTGGCGCAGGTTGCGCTGCATCAGCTGGATATGAGCCACTAGCGGCGCGAACTCGAGATCGGGAACCATGCTTTCCAGAATGTCGAAGCGGCGATTTGCGGCCTCTTCAAAATCAGCTGGATCGTCATCCAGCGCGGTGCAAAGTGCGAACTCTGCAATACGCATGCGCATAATGGCGGTTTCATAATCCGGCGCGTCAGCATCCGGCAGACCGGCGCGCATGCGCTCCAGCATTTCCTGCCCGCGCCCGGTCAAAGGCTTGAGCGTCCAATCAGTTGGTACGCCGTTTACCGGGACATTCACGCGCTCAAAGGGCTCGATGGTTAGCAGCTCAACGGTCTCCGCCAGTTCACTCAGATCAAAGTCATAGGTGTGCAGTTCCTGACAGTGCTCACAGCTGTAGTGAAACGCCTCCAGGTTGTCAGCGCGGCTGTTAATCATGATCCACCACAGCGCTGTGCGTCGCTCCTGTGCGGTCCAGTCGCGGCTGTCATTCATCGGACCTTCCTGCAAGGCATTCAGGTATTCCGTAACGCGCCGTTCGTCACCTAACATGTCGGGAGAGCAATATTTCAGGGCGTCTTTGATCACCGGCTGTCGGAAGATGATTTCAGTGGCAGGGCGCGACGCTAGCGGCAGTGGAGGGATGATCACAGTGTTGTCCTTCAGAATTTAATGAGGTTTGATGCGGAAGATTGAACCTGGTTTGTAATTCCCCCTGTTACTCCTTTCAGCAGTCCGTTTGCGAGACTTCCGGCGCTGGTGTACTTCACAAATGTCACCGGAATGGTGGCAAACTCGCCCACGGCATCGCGGGCGCGGGAGATCTCGCCAATCGTGGTGATAAAGCCTTTCATTTCCTCTTCAAGCGAGGTGCGGCCGTCCTGTGAGACACGGTAGATCCGGATGTTGAGCAGGTAGGCTGGCGGCAGATTAAAGGTGCCGTCTCCGTTATGGATCCGCGCACGGCGCTCCTTAAACTTCTGCAGAATTTCGCCATCCTCGTTATCACGAACGGTCATCGAGACAGAGCCCGCCGTGATATGAGTGGGCTTGACGAACTCGTTACCGCCGATCAGTTTGCTTTCGGTCTCAACGTTGCCCGTGCTGTAAGTGATATCTTTCACGTACATGTCCACGCGGGAGAAGCCGTCTATCTCGATGTTCCACTGCCAGCCCTGCGCGTACCGGATGCGCATAGCCAATTCGAGGATGGTTTTCGCGTTGGCCAGCTCAGGCGGCAGACCGGCATATGATGCGCCGGCGCCGCCGCTCATGGTGGCGGAGGCACGGGACAGGATGTTAGAGATCAGATTGCTTCCAGCCTGTTTTGCCGTGCTGGCGGCAAAGCCTTTGATATTCCCGGCCAGACCGTTAAAAAAGCTCATAGCGCCCCCTTACCAGGTGCTCATTGCGGGGATAATTGCCCGGCTGGCGGAGATCTGCATTTCCAGATCGGTTTTACGCTGGTGGAGCGTTGCCTCATCCGGCAGAAACGATGCGTCGAACTTGCCGGCGATGTGCAGGCGGCGCAGGCGCTCGACATTTGGAATAGCGATCAGCACTTCCAGGTAGTCTTCGAGCAGCCCGGTAATGTCTGCCGGTAGCTGTGTCTCTTCGTAATCGCAGTCACGGATATTCCGGAAGTAGAGCAGGGTAAACGGCCATTTCTCGCGGCCAGTCAGCTCAAGCTCAATGGTTGAATCGTAGGGATCGGCATACACCAGTGCGCCATTGAAATCGTTCACATTTACCAGTGACAGGTAATCAGACGGAAAAGGGAGGCTTGCGCCCCCCAGTTTCTCAATGCGTTTACGGCCTGGTACACCGGCCCGATCCTGATAGACGCCGAGAGCCTGGCGGAGAAGGCTGGTTAATAACGCCTCTTCATCCACCAGCAGCGTCGTGAAGCGCGCTTTCACGGCTTCAAGCAGTTCGACCGGCGTCATGATTATTCAGCCCAGTTGTAAACAATGCGCAGCGGCAGCTTCACGGCAGCAGTGGTGTCTTCAGAGCCAAAATCGACGGCATCTGAGTACACCTTGCAGTGCAGGTAACTGCGTGTCAGGCCAGCGCTGTCGCCACCGTTCGACTCTGCTGCTGCAGCAAAGGTGATATCAACGTATTCTTTGTTGAGCACCATCTGGCGCACCGCTGCAAACACGTCACCTTTGATGGTTTCAACGCAGGTCGTCTGGAACTCACCAGAGTTTTTCAGGGTGCCATGCTGGTTAAACTTCATGCCACCTGGTGCCACGTCTTCCACGTCCTCACGGGCCATTTCCGGCAGCTGCGTGGTACGGATCAGGATCGACAGGTTCGGGTAGCCTTTAACGGTCATCCAGTACTCAGAGCCGATAAGTTTTTCGCCCGCGGCAAGGTTCTGGTTAAAGCGCTTTTTCAGAAAGGCGGTATCGGCTTTCGTGTTGGAAAATCCGGACATAATTTGTTCCTCAGATAAACATATATGGAATGTCAGACTGGTTCTGGACGCTCAGGCCGGAGCACTGGAGCGTGACGGTGTTGTGGGTGTAATGCCCTTCGGCAGTGCGGGGTGCGTCCAGCTGGTAGCCGACACTTCGGATCACCACGTCCATCAGCTTCAGGCGACGGCCAACGTCCATGATCACGGGGAGAGGACGGCGGCCACCCGGCAGCGCAGCGTTCAGTTCAGGGGAGGCCATCTGCTGCAGCGTCATGATTGCGTCCATCACTTCCACCTTCGCGTTCATCGTGGCCATCAGGTCTACAACGATGCTGAACTCAGGCGGCTGCTGACCTTCCCAGATAAGCAGGGAGTTGAAATCCGACTTTGATGTACTGCCACTTACCGCCTGCACACCGCCCGCCAGCTTGCCACCAGCAGCACTCACCGCACCGGCGACGCCGCCCAGCGAGTCATTGGCGAACGGGGATTCCCACATGGATTCAATGCTGGCTGTAGAGCCTTCCCCGATGTAGCCCACAACCATCGCCGTTTCTGACGTGATATAGACTTTCAGGAAGGGGCTAACCCCATCTGGCATGATTGCACCGCAGATCATCGCGCTATCCTCAATGCCGCCGGTCTTACCCGGCGGCTATCCCTTACAGGCCGCGCTTCTTACGCAGTTTCATCGACTTTTTACGGTGCGCATTTGCCATCGAGCTGTGCGCCTTCGTGCGGGCTTTTTTCAGCGCCTGCTTCTGCAGCGACGTCATGCGGCGCTTCTTCGGACGCTTGCGGATCAGCGTCACCTGGCCGTCACGCACAGCTTTGAAGGTGGCCGACTCAAGCATCGCTTCACCGCCTTCACCGCCAGCCACGGTGTAATCTGCGATCGCTTCATCGTCGTCAGCCAGGCCGGAAAGCGCCTCGAAAACGCTCTCAGCGGCGCTGTCATCGTCGTCGTCGATCATGCTGGTGACGTCATCCTGGTCCGCGCCCAGGGCTACAGCGGCGTTTGCCAGCTGGCCCAGCGCGTCGTTGAATGCGTCTACCTGCTCGTCATCCAGATCGTCGTCGTCAGACAGCGAATCCAGACCGGCCAGCACCAGCGCCAGCGCTTCAAAGCTGTCAGAATCGGCTTCGCCATCGGCCACCCAGCCCGCCAGCAGGGAAGCGGCTACGGAGCGGGCGTCTTCGCCAGCGCGACGCTCTACAGCCTCAAACATCGCCACATTGCGCGCAGATGCGGCGTTGCCTAAACCCGCGCTTTCCAGCATGGAATCTTTAATGGCTGGCTCTTCAGCTGCAGCAGGTTTCTCGAATGCAGCACCCAGCAGGCCATGCGTTCTGTGATTAAAAATGTTGTTCATAATTTCCTCTGTTAACGGAACAGCGTTGGCTTGCCGACGATGCGGCGTGAAGATCCGGTAGGGCAGACAGACCAGGAGGCTTCCCACAGGTCGATATCTTTCTGCACCACGGAGACAACAAACGGCTCAGTGCCTTGCGTGACATCACGCGGTTTAACCAGTGCCTCAGCGGCTACGAAGCGCTCCAGCAGATCGGTTAAGCCATCAGTCAGGCCTTTGAAGGTGATACCGTCCGGCTCATGCTTCAGCGCTTCTGCCACGTCATAAAAACCGCGTGCGATCGCGTTCATCAGCGAACTGATGTGCTGCAGGCGCAGGTAGTTGTTTTTAGCGAACGTAGTCAGGGAGTCGTCGATATACATGTTCCCGGCTTTATCGAGGCTTACCGGGTTGATGCGCGCAGTCACAAAGGCTTCGCGGTCGATCTCGTCCAGATTCGGGATAGGCTTGATATTCTGACGGTTGATGATTGCGCGTGACACGCCAGCAGGTGAGTAATGCCAGCCACCGACGTCGGAGACCAGCGCCACGCCTTTGGCTTTCGCCACAAACGCATCACAGGAGATCCCCCAGTTAACGTTGGTGCCGGTGAATGCGTCGCGTGCGGTGTACGGCCAGTAGTAGCGTGCTGGCTGATGTGAACCGCCGAGGCCGTGACCCAGCGCCTCCGCCATCGCCGCTGCAGACAGCTGCGCACCATGCACGTCGTAGAACATGTCGGTACGGGTGTCTTCCGCCAGCTTGACCAGCGCCGCGATCACGGTCGGGTCATAGCAGCCCAGCGACAGTACAGCCGTCCAGGAAAACATGGATTTACGCAGAACCGTCAGGGCTTTGGTGTAGTCAGCCGTGGCAATAGCAGACAGATCGCCATCAATGCCGCCGCTAAACTGCATATCGTCGAAGCCTTCAGTGATAGGCTGCATCAGCGTTTCAACGTCGTCCGATACGATAGCGCGAAGGCGGGTAGAGCCATTTTCCAGCGCGGTCGGCAGGAAGGCAGGCGAACCCATGTCGCTGGTGGCATTGGTGTTGAAAGAAATCTGGTGGGATTCCAACACTGACTCACCGCCAGCCGCGTCAACTTCCTTCAGCGTCAGGATGTAGAAGCCCGGTGCCGTTTTGTCGGCTTCCATGCTCAGAGTGCGATTTGCTGAGGCGTCGCCATCCTCGATGTAGATCATCGCTGCAGCGCCAGCCGCCAGAACCGGATCGGAAGACGGCGCAAAGTTGCTGGCCACCACGCTCAGCTCCTGCATGGTGGTATCAGCCATCAGGGACAGGGCAGGGATCTTCATGCCCGGTGCCGCCACACGGACCACATAACCATCACCGCCGTTAACGGCAGTCGCTACGTGGCGCAGCGGCTCAAATGCCGCACCGCTGCGCGGGTGAATGGCTTCGCCCAGCACCGCTTGATAGTTATCAGCCGTGACGCGCAGAACAGCGCCGATTTTGCCGCGGCGGGCAATAACCAGACCGGCAAAGACGGACGCGCCGCCAGATGCAACGGAAGTCGTCGCATCAGCGTTGACTTCCTGCACCGCAATGCCGGACGCCTGGCCCACAGAAAAACGAATCTTATTCATGTGAAATGTCCATGAAATGCCCCCTTAACGGGGGCGTTAAGGGGGATTAGCTGCCGGTGCCGGTGGCAGCTGCTTCAGGAGCGGTTTCGCCTTCGATCTGCTTACCGGTCAGCATGTTGTAAGCGCCGACTTTGGTGTTGGTCAGGGTCAGCTTGGCGAAGTAGTTTTCACCATTGCGCGGGTGCAGCTCGTTCAGCGAAGAGCCCCAAAGCGTGGTGCGGTTAACCAGCGACGGGTTGGTTTCGTGAACATACGGAATGGCCGGAACCGCGTCACCCGCGATCAGGCCAGCGTCACCGATAGAATCACCGCGGCCGTAGAAAAGAATGTCCTCTTTAGCCAGTGCCACGCCGTCTACCACGAACTGATCGCAGATAGCGGTAGGGACTTCGAAGATTTGATAAATACCGAACAGGGTGCCGATACGCTGGATGTACGGTGACTGCACAAAGTTAGGATCAGCCTGGAAGACGTTAGCAGGCAGGCTCTTCAGGAAGTTCGCAGCCTCACCACCAGCGAAGCCGCCACGGATACCGGCCTTACGGGTACGGTTCACCATGTCAGTGCTCAGCTGGGTGATCGCGTGTTTCATCAGGCCTACCCACGATTCGTAGGTCTGGCCTTCCGGAAGTGCCACGTCAAATTCACGGTTATAGACGTTATGGAATGCCATCGTGCGCAGACGCATCATGTCCTGCTCGTGGCTCAGCCAGTTACGCATAGCGGTAAACTGGGTAGACGACAGATTGATGCCAAATTCACGGCTCAAATCAGATGCGGCCATAACGGTGTGTTCAGACGCGATCACGAACTGCGATGGCTTAACGGTGAACTCACGCATGGACTGGTTGATAACCGGGATCAGGCCTGGTGCCTTCTCGACGTTGATCTCAACCTGTGCCGCCAGCTCAGTACCCTTAGCCGGTGCATCGGTAAAGGTCACAGCGATGCTGCCTTTGTCGTAATCGACCTTACAGGTGGCCGCAAAAGCATTGCCTTTGACGTCTTTATCAGAGAAATACAGGTTGCCGTCGCCGTCATCGACTTTGCCCGGACGACGGTTGATCAGCAGCTTGGTGCGGCCAGCGCGGATCGGCATATCAGCGCCTTCCACGGTCTTCATGGAGAAGGTGAAGGTTTTCTTGGTGCCGTCCGGCTGCATCGCAGCAGGGAACGGATACAGGCGCTTCATCTGCGAGTACACAGCAGCAGACTGCATGTGCATTTCGTCGCCCTGGTCAAAGCTGCCGAACTTTGTACCGGCGACGTTCAGGAGCTCGTAAATCTTCGCTTCATCGCGCTCACACGGGACAAAGGTACATGCGTCACTGGTGGCCGCGCCCAGTACAGCAGGCAGGATCAGAGCGGCAAACTGCGCCTGGCGCATTACACCGTCAGAAGTGCGCATGTCAGCCGCGACAGATTCAAACATCGCCTTACCGTTGCCTTCGTGCTTATCAGCCGCTGATTCAACCATCAGGTTTTCCAGCGCACGGCTGGCGTTCGCCAGCTGATCAGCTGGTGGATAGTGACCGTGACGCTCTTTGTACTCAATCATGCTCGACGCCCAGGCAGTGCCGACAATGCGGCAGAACTCCGGGTTAACGCCTTCAAACATCGGATCCTGGCCTGCTGCAGCGCCAATGTTCCGTGACATTTCGACGCGATCGGTAATCATCGCGCCAGAAGCATTGCGCTGTGCATCAACGGTAAAAGCCATGACACGCGAAGCACGGGTCATGATGTCCTGCTCACGCATACGTGCAGGGGTAATATCTTTGCTCACAATTCAGCCCTTTTTTCAGGGCGCGGCTGCGAGGGAATTTTTGACGAGGCAAATTTATGCGGTTTGTACTTTGCAGTGTGAAGGAGGCAAGAAAAGATTTTAAAATCTAAGGAAAAACTTTACTTTTTGATGTACCTTTCCACCATGTAATTGACCACTGGTAATCCTCATGTCTTATAAGCTCTATTTTCTGTACACCAACGGCACCAAATCGCACACCTTATCGACCGGTAGTCAGCGCGATGCCCGTCTCCACCTGGACTATCTGCTCAGCGAAAAAGAGCCACGTTCACTGGCTAAGCAGATTGTCATCATGTACGGCGCTGAAATCATCATGGAGGCATGTCCGACGTTAGAAGACGATTCTATCCGCGCTATGGCGCGCTGGCGTAGGGCAGGCAACACGCAGCAGATGCACAATCCGGTAACAGCCTCGATCTACATGCCACTGGCGGCGCGTGAATTTCTGGTTAATCAGGGTGAGGGTTCGCTGGCAGCAGGCATGCGTAAAATCATGCTGGAGATAGGCGGGCCGGAAGTGGCGGCGGGCTACATGGTTGAATCAATTGTACATACTGCCTCCCAAGAGCTAAATTAAGATAATCACGCTTATTTTTAAATCATCAAAATTTCCCTTTTTCAGCCGCATTCATGCGGCTTTATCATTCACAATGTAGTAATGTTTTCTCTTACCACTTTTATTTCAACGCAACCCAATCACCCTGCATCAGCTTAGGAAGATGTAATGAAAAACACCCCAGCCGATTTACCAGAAGAATTAACCTCTGAATTTAACAGAACTAACGATATCGTTTACGAGTTTATGAAATGGATTCATTTTTGCATGATGGATACTGCAAGGGATTCAAGTTTTAATGAAAACCACATGTTATCCTTTCTTCATCAAGACATTCTTGAAACTTTGATGAGTGTACCGATAAATATTGCACAAGGAATACACAACCCCGCAATTAGGGAAAGTCGTTATCTTTTAGAGCTGTGCATAAAACTTACTTACATACAAAGCACATCATATTCCAGCACTATTGAAAGTAAACTTACAGATTTTAATCGCCAACTTTCTGACACTTCTATTTCTTTAAAAAATAGGATATCTCTTTCTTACTTTCCAGATGATTTAAAGGCAGATTTTCTGGAGGAAGTTGGTCGGTTGTATGGTGAAACATCCAGCTATGTACACCTAACTCCAAAGTCTATCGAGTATCGCCAAAACAGATTGTCGAGTGGCAGAATTATGGGGAGAGAATCACCTGAAGATTTAAAAAATGTGAATGACTTACTGGAAAGAATGTATGCCGTAGCCATTTCATTCCTTTCACACTCTATGCCTCAATATGTAATAGGCGACTGGCATGTTAGCAGGAGTGGGGAGCTAATTAAATGGCACTATATTCATTCAAAATATGTTGCAGCAATTGATGAGAATTTTGATTACAAACATGAAAGACAAAAAATCCTCGATGACGTTAAGCAGCAGAGAGAAGCTGGCATTAACTTCTGATTCGAGAAAGGCCCACAATATGGGCCTTTCTTTAAAGATTTAAATTTCTTTCGGAGATTAAATTATTCCTTTGATTACACTCATCAACTAAAGCCAATATCCCAGCTACATAAGCGGGCAACTGATCTGTGAATCCGGGTATATTTTCATCTACCTGACATGGCTGATAGGCCTGCGCTTTTTGAGGCGGCAGTTCCACCAGCTTTGTGACCGTCACGACTTCGGGCGTTAACGGTGCGGGCTTTGTCGCGGAGCATGCGAATAACGCTGGCAGGCAAAGCAGTATGATTAATACCAGCAAGCAATATCGCACGGTTGATCTCATCAATTTCATTCTGACTATCCTCTTTAAGTTTCTCTAATTCCTGCTCCAGCTCCGCCTGTTTCTGTGCGTATTCCTGCCGGTCCTTTTCCCGCTTAGCCAGGGCCTGTTGCAGCTTGGCAGTCTGCGCCTGCTGATCGGAAAGTGCGGCTTTTAGCGTGCTGTTATTGCCGGTGAGCGTTTTGTTGTTGGTGGTGAGCGCATTGTTAGCTGACTCCAGCGCCGCAACGTGCGTCAGGTGGTCTTTAACGGTCACGTAGCCCTTATGGCCCAGTAGCAGCAGAGCAGCGCATAGCACCACAGCTACAGCGCGTTTAAGCCAGCCGGTGAAGGTAATTTCACTGAACATGGTTATTCCTGTGTAAGCGCAGCCATGACGGCTGCGTGCATGAGAAATGGCAATCAGTTCACCTGGAATCCGGCATCGCCTGTTGCGACTGTCGATCCGCATGAAACCTGATCGTCAACGCACACAATGCCTTTGCCGTTAATGGTGAACCACGGACGGCCAGAGACCGCCTTGCCGTTGTGAGTGCTTTTCCCGTCCGTGTGATCCTTAAACAGTTTGCCGTCCACCAGTACGGCCTTGCCGTTGATGGTTAGCCCGGTGTCAGCCTCAGCGGTCTGACGCGAAGGGAAGGCACCGTGTCCGGAACAAACGGAATCCAGCGTACCGGCTGCGGCCATCACGACTCCATCAAATCGTAGAAATCATCTGGAACGCCGCTGAAGGAGACGAACAGGCCAAGCCAGACAGCGCGGCTGGCGTCTGTGATGTAGCGCGACAGCTTGACGGTACTCAGTACCTTCTCAACCCACCTGGTCTGCGTCAGTTGGTCAGCCGGAGACATTTCGCTCCAGACGTCGGTAGACATATCGCGTCCCAGGTTGAGCGCGTAGATCGCGGACCACATGATCGGCATCAGATCGGCGGTTTTTGGCTCGTCAGACAATGAGCCTTGCACGCCCATGTAGAACTCAGTTGTCGCCAGGCAAACATAGGTCGGGATCAGCAAATAGCGGTGTTCCGGACGCATGGCCATCATGCGAACGCGGGTGTCTTCCGCCGTGGCATTTGCCATCGTCTGCTCAATCATGGCGTTGCGCGAGGTGCGCTGGGATGGGGTAAGCCGCCAGTAGGGCGTTTCAATCAGTGTGCGGGTTTCACGCGAGTAGTCATATTCATAGGAAAACTGCGGATCTTCGCGCATTGCCATATTCAGGTTATGGAATAGCTCGAAGTGCGAGGTCTTACGGTTGCTCATAATTCATCCGATCGTGTTAATGGAGCGGAGAGAGTAGGGGGTTTGTAATTTAGAGAGGGTAAGCTGTGATAAAAACTTAAAGATTTTAAAATATAAAATTTATAGAAAAATGACTTTAGGTTTTCGGCACTTTTCCCGTATAGTCTGGCTTCGCGGCAGGTTGAGCCGCTGCTCACTGAAAAAAAGGAATGCGAAATGAACGATGTTTACGGACGAATGATCACCGATGCTAATTTGCCTGTTGAGAAAACTGTTCTGGCATCGTCCCAGAGAACCGGTGTGCAGCTGCTCGAGTGCGGTGAAGACTGCCAGGGGCGCTATGAAGTGATCACAGACAATGTGCTGGTGGCCTGTACCGACGATTACGCGAGAGCGCGGGACTACTATTTCAGAGAAACCAGCCGTGTGAGCGCGTTACACAAGACCGCCTATAACATGCGTTTAAGGGAAGCAGAGGCGGCAGGCCTCATTGGCTATCTTTTTCGGGAATATGCTTGTGAGCGCATCACGATGGATTAGGCATTGCAGCTTCTGAACACGCCTCACGGAATACCAGCAGAATTGCTGTCAGCTTAAGCGTCACTTGCTATTGGGATACCAAGTACTATAATATTTGGGGTAGAGGAGTAGCCTATGAACCTGAGTAATCAGCATGAAACTCTGAAGAGTTTTCGCGCAAGGATAAGTGCAGTGCCGCTCATGAGCGGAGAACAGATTAAGCAGTTACGTGAAAGCCATCATTTAAGTCAGGCGATGCTTGCTGAACTGATGAATCTTTCCGTTGTGACAATATCAAAGTGGGAAAGAAACGAAAAAAATCCGAATGGGGCTGCGCTGGTTTTACTCAATGCGCTAGCATCAGGTGGCGCTCAAGCCTTTTCATGGCGGATAAGGGAGGGAGGCAATGTCGATTAGAAAAAGTTATTCACAATCAGACTCTGAGATAATGGAGATCATGCGCATTGTAGATAATGCCGCAAAGCGTGTTGCTGCTCAAAATTCTCCAGCGAATGATGAAATTGATGACTTAGATTCTGATTTGATAAGGGATAACTCTTTGCGGCTAGGAGGAGATAACGAGCTTCATGGTGAGGGATTTGATAAACCTGCATGCACATATAAATTCAATACAGAATTTGACACGATAGAAATTATAAAAGAGCAGATCTATAAAGATATGTCTCCGGAAGTGCTTGAGGAGATCTATAAAATTATTAAAGCAAGAGCAGAAGAGAACGATAAACTGATTCAGCAGTACGAAAAAAAAACAAAAGTGGAAAATATTTGCTCATCGTTATATTCCTTTCTGTAAGTTTAAAGAAAATATTAACGATGAAAATGTTGACGAAATTTTCAAGATAGCTTATCTGAAATCTCAAAAATAACCCACGGACGGAGTGATTTCTTTTGGCTACCAGAAAAAACTATGTTTTCACTGCACTTGTTACTGATGAGAAGAATCCGCTTGAACTTATGGCATACGCTATTTATAAGGCGGATAAAAACGAAATTGCTGAAAATCTTGCTGCTCAGCAATTACCTTCTCAAGCTATTGATGCAGGAATAAAAAAAATTCATGATCTAGTACTCAGCAGCCCCAGCATCCTCCTTAATTATCGAGTTAGAGCAAGAACACTGGGCGTCGAACTTCTAAAGGAAATGAAAGACGATATAAAAAGAGAAGCTAAGGATGACTTCATAGAACGCGTTGAACAAATGGTCAAAACTGAAATGTCATGGCATCATCATTTAGGCTCATGGATGACAGATGCTGTTAAAGGCGTTTTATCAACTATCTTCGTAATTATTATTTTTGGTGGCGTCTACTCTCTGTTTTTAACAAAAGAAGAAAGGACTAACCTATACAGTGCGGCAGGTCAGTCCTTAATTGATGTTGCCACTGGTGAAATACCTGTAGTAGACAAATATAGAGAAGAAAAAGCTAAAAGAGAGCGGGAATCTCAAGAAAGAGCAGCTAAAGAGCAAGCGGCTAAGCCACAGAACTAAAAAGACCCCCGTACAGAGCGGGGTTTTGTTCGCTTCAGAGCACGGCAATTATGTCGTTGACCGTTTTGCGCGTCTCACTTTTGCAGGATACGGATCTGCGTGTGGCCAGCGGGGCGATTCTGAAGCCGTTGCTGATGTAAAGGTGCAGAATGGCAGGCGCGCTGCTGTTTGTGATTACCACCTTTGCGCCACGGTCCCGCGCCGCCGCCAGGCACTCCACCAGCCGCACTTGATCCGCAAACGTGAATGAGGTGCCGCTGTAGGCCGTAAAACCGGCTTCGTCCGGCAGAGGCTCATACGGCGGATCGCAAAACACTACGTCGCCTTCACCCGCCTGCGCTATCACATCCTCAAATCCGGCACACATGAACGCCATTTCTTTCTGCATGTTGGTGAAGTGCGCCAGCTCGTCCATCGGGAAATAATTCGCATCACCCTTTTTATTCCAGCCCACGTTAAACAGGCCTTTCTGGTTATACCGGCACAGTCCGTTAAAACTGGTGCGCATCAGCGCCAGGAAAAGTGCAGCATGCCGTACAGCGTGTGCCTCACGCCCGTTAAATTCATCCCGGATGGCGAGATATGCCTCATTGGACAGACAGCCTCGCTCCAGCTGATAAGCCGCCTTAATCACAGCGTCAGGATTCCCCTGCAGCTGGTTGAAGAGGTTTATCAGGTCCGGATTAACGTCGCCCAGCAGGTTGCGCTTAAAGCCCGCGTTGATGAACACCGTACCACTGCCGACGAACGGCTCAATCAGGCGCTTACCTGCGGGCAGCATTGGCAGCACTTCATCCAGAACGGAGTGTTTACCGCCAGCCCACTTCAGGAATGAACGGGAGTATTTGTCGTCCGAAACCTTTCGCGCCGGCGCACGCTTTTTCTTTGCCGCTGGTGGTGCTGGCAGGGCAGCAGGCTGCGGTTCAGCGTCGCCAGTCACCAGCATGATTTGATTGGCAATGCGATCGCCAATCCAGCGCATGACTGGCACGGCCATAGAGTTACCGATCGCTTTATAGCGCGGACCATCAGCAGCCAGTCGGTGCGCCTCTTCTTCCGGCATATCGGGGTGCATCAGGCGGAGATAGGCCAGTTCGTCAACGGCAAGGATATTGCGCTTCTTTTCCGGAATCAGGGTCCAGCCATCCGGGAAGCCCTGCAGGCGCTCACACTCTTTAGGCGTCAGGCGCCGGACTTCGCACTGGCTGACGACGGAGGGGAAGCCCTGGCCGGGTTTACCGCCACCAGCTGACAGCGCGCCGGTGATCTGCCCGTCGCCATTGAATAATCGGACCTCTCCACGGGTATTTTCAGCAAACGCTGCATGCTCAACGCATCGGGCAACACACGGCACAGCATCACCTTTGCCCGTCTCCCCGGATTCAGCGCTGAGCGTATGGCAAACGTCTGCCATGTCGCCGCGGCCGTTCCGCGCAATGCGAGTCTGGAAGCCGTAGATGACACATTGTGGCTGTCCGCCGCCGCTGGGTGATCCCGATGTCAGAGTCATAGCCAGCTCGTCGCCAAATTTTGGCGTCTGCTCTGTAGTCATCCCATAAGCAACCACTGACGGCGCATTTGTGTCAGCTTCGTGCGGCTTAAAAGCCACTACAGGCGTACCACGCCCGGTGCCGTCCTCTGAGGCATCATGACCTTCAGCTGTCAGCGTGTGGCTAACCTCACCCGTTGCGCTTTGCACAGCAAACGTCTCGACGTCGAAATCATTGCGCTGGCCTTTAGCCGTCAGGCACGCGGCGACGTTAAGCGCTCCGGAGCAGTTGCCGCCGCCAAACGCAGAAATTAAATGACCGGCTGCAGCGTGGGAGAAGTCAGGGCCACCGACTCCAGAGCCGTTAGCAGTAAGGGGGGCAACTGCCTGCCCCGTTTCTCTGCGCGGCGGAGAATCCCGGCGCACGCCGTCGAACTCAAGAAGTATTTCTGCGGGATCAACGTCGTTTCGAGCACTTGCGACAACGAACACACGGCGGCGGCGTTGGGCCACTCCGAAGTATTGGGCATCGAGCAGTCGCCAGGCGAGTTTGCGCTGTCGTCCAATAACACAACCAGACTTTGGCCACTTCGCCACATGCTTGCCGTCGCTTTTTTTCCATCGCCAGCCGGGGCCGTTTTTCCCGTGCTCAGGTCGTGGGCCAGGTTCAAACGCTTCATCTTCGCCAGCCATTCCGGCAAGGAAGTATCCAAAGGCGTTGTCATCGGTGCTGAGGCTTCCCGGCACGTTTTCCCACAGGTGGACGGCTGGTTGTTCGCCGGTTGATACTCTTTTTTCGTCAATGGCATTCGCTAAATCTACATAGGCAAGGGTGAGTTGACCGCGTGGGTCGTCGAGGCTTTTACGGAGTCCGGCGATAGAGAACGCCTGGCACGGGGTGCCGCCAACCATCACGGCTGGGGCAGGGACAGAGCCAGCGCGAACGCCAGCGGCAATTTTGGTCATATCGCCCAGGTTAGGGACATCCGGATAACGGTGCGCCAGCACGGCCGCGGGAAACTTTTCGATCTCCGCGAACCATGCAGCTTTCCATCCCAGCCCGTGCCACGCGACGCTGGCTGCTTCAATGCCCGAACAGACAGAGCCGTAAGTAATCATGCAAATGCCTCGGCTTCTGTGTATTCGCTGGAAAAATGGGTGTTGATCCACTCATCAATAGACGGTGGAGTTACCTTTTCGATCGCTGCTTTGAGAATGGAGCAACGGCCTCTCAGCACCAGGCGTTTAATGTCCTGCTCGGACAGGCCACGACAGTAGTCAGCTGTCTCAATGGAGTTGGTGATATCGGGGTATTTTTCCCGCGTCTTGGGTATGTTGCAGGCCAGATTAGTACTGTCCGCTGTATGAAGTGGATAGTTACCCAGCACACGCCCGTCCAGCATGCGCAGGCCGTGGATCTTGGTTGAAAACTGGCGCTTAACGTAGATTGCCTCAAATGCTTCTCTCATCCGCGCATGCCACAGCTTTGTGCGGATTACAGCGTACTGCCCGGAGGATCCGAAACAGACGCGTGGCCACTCGTTACAGAGTTCCACCAGCCGCTCAATGCTTTCATGCAGGTGCCACACTGGTACCGCTTTATCGCGCAGGTGCAGCGGCATTTTAGCAATCAGCTGGTCGTTGTCCGCTTCACCACCTTCAATCACGTCCGGTATAACGAAAAACTTCAGCTTGGGATTTGTGTAAAACGTCTCCACACGGCGATAAAAAGTATTCCATTGGATGTGCAGGCCACTTTTCCATGCTGAAAACGCGCCGTTATCAAAGCCGATTGAGTCTGCATGCTCAAAACTGGCCTTCAGCTGGTCCATCCGTGCGAATGAGACAAACGCTCCAGCACCAGCTACAGCCAGCTGGTGGATCTCACCAGCACATCCCCAAATAGGCGTACCGTGATAATGCGCCACAGCGTCAGCAGTCATCGCTTCGCCTCGCCGCCCAGCGCATCCACCAGCCCGGAGAAGAAGCCGGAAAATTCGGCCGTGAACAGCATGAAGTCGGCCAGCATGCGTGCGCGCTGATCCTCACGGTCAATATCATCATTCTGCTGGGTAAGCATGTCGGCGTACTTAATGCCCTTGATGCTCAGGTCATCAGATACGCGACAGAGAATGCGCTCCTGCCAGTCCAGGCTAAGCTGCGTGACCAGTTTCCCGGCCTCGATGTGAGTACGCACCTCGTCGCTCAGCAAATCCTGTTTTTTGCAGCGGATTTTACCGCCGTCTTCCAGTATTGCCGCCAGCTCTGCCTCGTCGCCCAGCGCAAAACCGGCGGGCAGTTCTGCGACGCGTAGCCATTCAGTCAGCGTCAGCTCGATGGGGTCAGCAGTCATCATCGGAATAACCGGCAGGGAGCCGATCGTTTTGCGCAGCAGCGCCAGCATATCCTCGGCGGCTTTTGCGCTGGCCGCGTCAACGTAGATACGGCTGTTAACGCTATCGATCCAGATGTAGGACTCAGAGCGACGCGTGAAAGCACGCGGCAGAAGCACACACAGCGCCTCGTCTCTCAGGCTGACTCTTTCGCTGCGGCGCACCTTGCGCGCCTGCTCACGCTCGATTTTCTCCACTTTCTCGGCAACGTAATCATTTAGCGTGGCCGCTGGCATTATTTTGGTTTCATGCTGACAGCACAGCAGGTACTGGCCGTTCTCGGCCAGCAGCAGGCCATCTGACGTGACATTGATCCAGCCTGATTTAGCCATGTCCTGCGCTGCGCAGGGGGAAAACGTCATCGCCTGCAGCTGCTGCTCCAGCTGTTCCACATCGAGCGGAATATCCCGGTTCAGGCTGTAGGCCATGACGTTTTTAAAGAAGGGTGATTTCATTCAGGAATGTCTCAACTTATTGCGTTAACACATTCTAAATAAAATTTTAGATTTAAGATAACCCTTACTGTTTGAACGCGAATTGCGGTGCGGTTGCGCTGAATGGCCCGCCAGACTGGAACACGATTTTTCCGCCAGCCTTAATAGTCAGGTCGCCGCCAATGTCGATTACCAAATTTCCCGGCCCCAGCAGGTAAATATCCCCGCTTTCGTTCATCCCGACACGCGAACCGCTGGCCGTATTGGCAATCTCATACCCGCCACCAGCAGATCGGATCTCCAGCAGGTTATTGCGGTGCGACACAAAATCCGTTGTCGGATTCAGGGAAGGGCGCGCCGGCGCACCGTCCACAGCTGGTGGCTCATAGCCGCCACCCTGCCCGGACGCTTCAGGCGCGACGCTTGGCACGCCGCCCGGTGCCGACTGCGCAGCGCCGGTGATCAGCGGGCGCCGGGTGTCCGGCTTCCCGCGGCCGTCTTTGTAAGGGAACTCCACCCATACCTGATCGCCCACAATGCAGGGTACAAACGTGTTGCCGATCGGTAGCTGATATTCGGCCCAGGGAAGGGTATCGGCGTCCACGTCCGCCCACTGCGGAGTAAGGCGGATCTGCGCCCGCATGTGTCCCTGCGGGTCTTTTGTCGCCGTGATGATGGCGCGCTGCTTACTCACTTGTTGGGTACTCCTAAAATCATGCGCGTGGTATAGCCAATGCGATCCTCATGGTGAATGACAGCAACGGCGATAAAGTTTTTCGGTAACGTCTCGTCTACCTGGTTTTCCGCGTCATAGCGATGGATCTGCACACCTATAACCATGCCCGCGGTAATGTCCGCGTTGCCACTAACCTCAATATCCAGTTTCGGAACGATCACCCGCGCCATGTTGGTAAGCGTGGCAACGTCGGCGTCGGAAATGTATCTGACCGGCTTTGTCTTATCGCCCACGGCCACGTAGCCCTCTGTCATCGAGTAGCCGACATACTGATAGTCCCGGCTGCTGGTGGCGGCGGCGTCCTGATTGATGTTGCTCAGCTTGCTGATCGTGTACTCGGCCTGCGGATTGTTGGCCTCATAGATAAACGCCGCCTTTGTGCCGATTAGCTTTGCCATGTCCTTCATGCAGAACCTGCCGCGGGCGCACCACACCAGCGCGCCGTGATCGTCAGCAATCTGGCGCAGCACGCCGGACGGTTTCTCGCCCATATTCAGGTGATAGGTCATCGCCTTGCGGAAGGCGTCAGCCTCAATCGTCATTTTGCCCGCGAACTCAGCCATAACGTCACCCGGCTGGCGGTCGGCATACAGCCGCACACGGGCAGAAGGCGTTTTGAGACGCTTCAGGTCCGCTGACACGGCGATTATCCGCACCACGTCACCGCTGGCGGGCGCGGACGTCACGAAAAACGTCTCGGTATACGCGCCGCGCTGCCCGGTCGGGTCGCCCAGTTCTGCCACCAGCTCAGCGCCATACCGGGCGCCCATTTCGTCCACCAGCTTCCCAGCTGGGTCGTGCGTCTCCAGCACCAGCAGCGGCGCAGTCAGCGACGTCTTCTCGATGTAAATCGCTGACGTTATCCAGCTGCGCGGCATTTCCACGCCGTTCAGCAGCACTGACTGCAGGAAGTACTGCATGGGCTTATTCTGCTGATCAGCCATCAATTGCCCCCCGGTGCCAGCTGGGTGTCATACCGGACGCTCCGGGCATCAACTTCATGTGCGGTCAGCACATCCACCATGACAATCAGCGACGCCTGGCAGGCGTAAATCCGATCCTGCGTGAACGGCGGCGACATATCGCTGAACATGATGGTCTTGGCGTCCTGAATGCTGCAGTTGAGCTCCACAGGCCAGTGGACCAGCTTCTCCTGCGCTATAAAATTAGTGGAGAGCCGGGAGCGGAAGTTAGCGGCCAGCGTGTTGCACATCAGCGACAGCGTATCTTTGTCACTGGCTATCAGGGTGATGGAATAATTGAGCGAGGCCTGGGTAGCCTCAAGGTCGGCCAGCGGCATATTGCCCTGTGACTCGTCTGTAAACTGGCCCAGCTTGCGGTCGATCTCCTGGTCGTTGTTGTCATAGGTGATATCAAACCCGCGAGAAAGGTTGATCAGCGGCAGGGCGTCGCGGTTCAGGTCCGGCATGTCCGACGCCTTCACGCTGCGGCGTCCGGCGCCCGCCTGGCGCACGGCGCGCAGAAAGTCCATGACGTCATCAAACTTGCCGACGAATACACGATCTTCCGGCTTCCGCGCCAGGAATGAGGCAAATCGCTGCTCATGCTGGCGCGGGGCGGTCATTATGGCGCTGCTGAATACGTCATTCAGCGCCTTCGCTACAGCGGCATCAGCGGCGGTGAAGCCGGTACTCTCCACTTTGCCGGTGCGTGTAGTTACCCATTCTCGGGTGCGGGAAAGCAGCTGATTCATTCGATCCGTCCGTTGCTGGTGGTGTCAAAATTGCGGGCAGGAATGCAGTAGTAAAGCGATCCGACATTCTGTGTGCCGAAGCCGTAAATCCGGTGAACGTACCACCAGCGGCGCGCCAGGGTGCCGCTGGCCATCTCTTCATTCCACTCCAGAATTGAGCCAACCGGCACACCCTCGGCGGCGATGCGCAGGATCAGCACATCATCGGTTAATCCGTCCTGTTCACCATCGGCATCGAGCACCTGGAAACTCTCGCGCTCGTCCGGGCAGTCAAGCACCGTGACAATGACCGGATCGGCATCTTCATAGCTCAGCTGACGCTGGTTGTTGTTCAGCTCGGTGAATGACGGCTGTTCGAAGCCGGTTTCATCGTCCACCTCGCCCACGTCGCGCATATCCGGCAGGTACAGCAGCGCCTGATACGCGCTGTAGTCGCTCTCAATCGCTTTAATCCAGTCGCGGCGGACCATGTTGTTAAACGTGGCGTGACCTTTGTAGCGCGGCTTCAGCGCCGTGCTCTGTTCGCGTGCGGCAAGTGTATCCGGCAGCGGGGTGCTCAGCGGGTCGTGATCCTCACTACTGCCGCCGTCAGCGTCATCAGCACCGCCAGTGGTATCGCCATCGGGTGATGTGGCGGCGGTCGGCGCGGCGGCGTCCAGATCGATAACAGCGCCGCTGCTATCCTGCGTATCGACAGCGGCAGAAGGTTGTTCTGTCTCACTGCTGGTGGCCTCGTTAATCGTCGGTGGATTGTCGGCCAGAAATTCATCGTACCGTCCCATTACTGATTACCTGCTTTTGTCTGGTTCTTTGCGTAGTCGATAAACATTTTCTCGGCCTGGGCGCGGGGCGTACCGCTCAGCACCAGGGCGTCAATGAACGTCTGGCGCTGGATCTTCGCTTGGTCAGCCAGCTGCTGACGCAGAAGAGTGTTTTTGGCCTTTTCATCCGCCAGCTCGGCCTGTTTCTTCGCGGCGCGGGTGCGCTGCGCTGCGGTCAGTTTTCTGGCGCGGGTCAGCTGGCCGCGCAGTTTGTCGATCCGCCCGTCGTCGTTGCTCAGGCGCTTGGCCAGCGCGCCCATGCGCTTCTGATATTTCTCATGCTCACGCTTAACGGCGGCGACGTTCGTCTGTGAACTGCGGTTGCGGTTGAACTTCGCTTTGTCAGCGTCGGTGAAGTGCTCAGTGGTTTTGCGCGGATCGTCGCCATAGGCGTTGTTACTGGCGCTTTTGTGCAGCGCCTGCCCGATGCGCACCTGCCAGGAGGCAGATTGCAGGCGGGTGAAGGCGTGAATGACGTGCTTACAGGCAACGCCTTTCAGATTCGGGTTTTTCTCTTTGGGGTAGGCGTACTCTTTTGGCGGGGCAAGGGCAAAGTTGCCTGCCGTGGCGATGTAGCGATACCAGTACTGGTGACGGCCACAATCGCAATCAAAAGAGACGCGGCCAGCGCAGAGTCGCCTGGCAATTTTGGCCGCGCTGTCTTTGTCATTGGTCACTTCCTCCATCAGCTGATCCCACTCTTCAAAGCGGAATTTTACGCGGTGATGCTTGTCGAGTGAGACGGCGGACGCCTCCACGCTGACAGTCAGCACGTTGTGCTTAAGCGTTGTGGGCGTGGCGCGCTTAATGCCGGATCCGTCGTCTACCCGGTTATTGGCGCGCTTAATGTCGATTTGCTGACTACTGGCCACCAGCTGCGCATACGTGATCCCGGCCTGCGATGAATTGAACTGCTGGCGGGCGCCAGCGCGATTCGCCTCAAATCCTTTCAGATCCTCTTTCGTGAAGAACATGCCGGACTTCTTTTTGCCCAGGGCAATAATGTCGTCCAGCGCCTTGTTCTTCAGGGTCAGCGGGTTAAGCGTGCGCCGCGCTGTACGCCGGGATTTGCGGCGGTCTTTATCAATCTGGTCAAAGACGCGAGAGAACTCTTTGGAGGAAAGCCCTGCCGTGTCGTAGCGCCCGGATTTCGTGCGAGCAAACGGAGTATCAGCCACTGATTAACTCCGGCTTCCCGCCTGCAAAGTCGCGTATGCGCCCGCGAAGCCACGCCATATCCGGCAGGGAAAGCGTCTGGCCTGCGGGCAGTGGCTCCATTTCCGACTCGATGCCGCACAACAGGCGGAACACCCAGCGCAGATCGTCATTACCCTCATAGGCGCGGAATGCCGCCAGGTCAGCCCGGTATATCTCATCGAGACGGATGGTGTAGTCGCGGTTATCTTCGTGGAATGACGCGGATCGCTTGATCACTTCCTGGTGAAATAGACTGCGCAGCACTACGTCACTGATCGAGCGATCGTCGAGGCGGTTATAACTCACAGAATGCGTTCCTCGTCGCTGATTCGCTTACCGGCCAGTGTTTCCGGCACCGCTTCGGCGGCTTTGATTTTCTCATAGCCGATGATGCGCTTAAGCGAGTCCATAAGGGACGGCTCCGGCGCTGCGGTCGCGGCGGTCATCGCGTTAATGTAGTCCGCCGAAGCCACGTTGTTATAGCCCACGGCGAAGCAGCACAGGATGGTCAGCACCTGCTCCGGGCGTATCTCACGCCAGTTGATCCGGTAGACCTCTTCACCGCTGGCGTTGTATTCCACCTCAACGATGGAATCGGGGATCTCAAATGCGCCTTTGTTCTCTGCTGGCAGCGCAATGTTGTCCTGCAGCAGGAGCTCGTTATAACGCTCGATGCCGATCAGCACCGCTGCGCGCCCGTCGCTTACCCGCGTTTTGAGTGATACGTGGTTGCCGCCGACTTCGTTTGCCACTTTGCCGGTGGCTTCATCCACCAGCACCTTAAATCCCTGCTTGCGAAGTGCCTCAACGTAGGGGGTGAGTTTGACCAGCTGCTTTCGCATGCTCTTTGGCAGCGCCTGCGGCTTTGACATAACGAGCGTGTGCTCTTCGTAAATGGCGGTGATCGCCATCGGCTGACTGGTGGAAAGGCTGATTACTGCGATTTTTTGTTTCACGTCTGTACCCCTGAAAAGGCGAAAGGCCGCATATAGCGGCCTCTCTGGCTTTTAACGTTCCCAACCGCGCGTTGCAGATTAGGTAAGTTGTCAAAAATTCCATCAGGGAACCGCTAACAGCTTGGGGCGACTGTAAGCGGTTTGTACTTTGCAAAGTTAGTGTCAATCAGTTTTTTCACTGATTTTTTTACATTCCGATCAAGGTATTCATGGACGCTCTCCACAAAGATTCGAATGTGCGCAATGCATGATTCGACCAGAGAAATGTCGATATGAATTTCTTCACCGCCTATTTTTTTTCCGTTGCGATGAACAATGTCATGCCGCAATGCCATTAGATCACGAATTACTTTATTATCATCATTTAAAACTGATGGAAACTTCTCACCAATAATGTCTGTGTAGACTTTAGATACTTTATCCATATTATGGTAAAGGACATGTGATAAATGGCCCATTATTGCATTGTCTAAAATATCTTTTGGATTTTTATCGAGCAAGAGTGGAGCGCTTATTTTAAGGGTTTTAAGGTCATTTATTTCGTTGATAGCATTACGCCTGAACGCCTCATACTGCATGGTCACAGATTTTAGCATTTCGCTAAGGCATGACTCCATCAGCGTCACGGCATAGGAGAATCGCATCTTCAGATAGATGTGACCATTACCTGTGTGCATTTCTGATAACCGTACCGACTCAAGCTCCTCTAGGAAGTCATCATATATTTCGGTGTGTCTATTTTTCTTTGACCACTCAACATCATTTAAATAACTATCTAGGGAGCCATAATCTGTTTTTTGCAAAACCATCATGCTATTCATTATGTATTGCGCGCCTGAAAACATGGTATCTATTTCAGTTTTTGAAATATTCCCGTAATTTTCAACCATTCCTTCAATGCTCATTTTATATTCCTTTAAGGTTATGTTTATAGCTGATTGAGGATGTCAAACTGTGAGTAGCTCAGTCCTATTTTTGGGGAGCAAATGAATGATACCAGCTAAATTATAGGCTTTGACCAACAATTCCTGTTCGGTTCCGTTCTGCCGGGAGAACTCAGCTTTGCCGCCGGTGATGCCATCAGCATGTACTGGCACAAGCCAGGGGAACTCAGCGCGGATGTGTGCCGGAGCGGAGTGCTGGTGGTGATGATCGCAAAGGGGGAGCTGTAACAGATGCGCGCCGGATTTCGTCCGGCCCTCGATGTGATGCAGGCTGATTAGCGGTGATTCTTTCCCGTGTTGCAGACAGGCAATACAGGGCAGTTTTCCCAGTGCATCCATTACTACGCGCTCGGCTGCGGTCGGGGTGCGCCCTTTAAGGCCTCTGCCTGATGCGCTGGCGCGTGTTTGCCGCTTCGGTGTCACAGGTGCAGGCTTTTTCTCTTTCAGACGCTCAGAGGCGCTTACAGCGCGTTTTACTGCTTTGGCTCTTTGCTCTGCAATCCATTCCGGGGAATTGCGCTTCTCGATCTGCCTGGCAATCATTCTGCTGCTGGTGGCCTTCTGCTTAGCATACTGCTGCTGGCGATACTCCGGATCTGCCAGTTTTGCTGCCTGTTTCTCGCGGTGGCGCTGCTGCGCTCTGGCCTGCTTTTCCCGTACAGCCTGAAAATCTGCATTTTCCATGATTTAATCAAATCTAAATTATTTTTTAGATTGTTGATCAGCTCATGCCTGCTGTAAAGCAATCCGTAATTAACCGTGGGACAATTACACTTTTTCCCGGCTGGAGTGTGGATAATCTGTGGCTTGTGGAGTTATCCACTTATCCACTGGATAGATCATATAAATCGATCATATAGAGATCATAGATAGATCCTAACAGATCACCATGCTTTCAAGTTCATGTATTTTATAGGGAAAATTGCATTTTACGTTAGTCTATTCATGGTAATGGTTAGTCTATTCATGGTGAATGTTAGTCTGTTCATGGTAATTGTTAGTTTATTCATGGTAGGGTGTTAGTCTATTCATGGTGACGGCCATAAATATTCACATCACTACAATCAGGCGATATCAATGGGAAATGGTAATCAAATCAAGACAATAAATGATGCCTTGTCATTTGTTGGTGGTGAAGAAGGGAAGACTTATACACTGACACCAACGGCTAATAGAACTGTCCAGCCAATAGCATTGATGCGCCTGGGAGTTTTTGTCCCATCTGCTAAAAATAAGCCCATAGCCGGACGCGGAAACTCCAATATTGACGCATCGGAAGACCTGCGCGAGCTCGAAATAGCTAAGGCTGAGGGCTACACCAACATCAACATCCGCGGCAGTCGCCTTGATATGAGTACAGACTTCAAGACGTGGATAGGCGCTATACGGGCGTTCTCTAAATATGGCGACCACTCCAATCGAATAGAGTTGCCGTTCACTGAATTTGCCAAACTAACGGGCATCGCTGTTGATGACATCAACCAGCGGGCGCGTGACCGTTTTTTTGCATCACTTAGCCGCATTGCATCCATCGTGGTTTCATTTAAAAACAAAGACGGCAGTAAAGGCACTATCACCCACTTACTGCAAAGTGCGACGTTCGATATCGAGAGAGACGTTATCTCGCTGGAGGGCGACTCCAGGCTATGGGAGCTATATGCGTTTGATCATAAAGTCTTGTTGCAGCTTAAGGCCATACAGGCATTACCACGCAAGGAATCTGCTCAAGCTCTCTATGTATACATCGAAAGTATGCCAAATGGGTTCATACAGATATCACTGGAGCGTTTGCGTGAACGGCTTAATCTGACATCCAGTATCAGTGCGCAAAATTTGGCAGTGAGAAATGCTATGAAGGAGCTACAGAAGATAGGCTATCTGACCTACTCAGAAGTGAAGAAAGATGGGGTAGTGTACTTCCAAATCCATTCGCGCCGCCCGGAGCTGTTACCAGCTGAATGACGTTAGGTGATTCATGGTGAACGTTAGGTGAAAACCGGTAACGCACGCATAACGTTAGGTGATTCATGGACGGCATTAGTCTATTCATGGTAAATGTTAGAAAATAGCTGCAATTTTAGGCGTCATGCGGGCGAAATGCCCTGCACACCATGAATAGACTAACACTGAGCATTGGCTGGTGGTGAGAACCATGAATAGACTAATGCTTGCCATGAATAGACTAACATTCATGCCATATCTTGTTTGATGTAACTGCTACTGCCCGCCACGAAACCAACGACATTTACCGCACACTGTCATCTCGGCTGCCAGCATAAAAAAAGCCGCCCAAAGGCGGCTTACAGTCAGTTGCTATGGATTACTGTCACCGGCACATTGATGCTGGTATTGATGTTCATACCTTCACCTCCGTTTGGATGCAGTAACGCCACCAGCAATGACACAACGATGAGTCCGTTGCGCTTCATTGTGAATGCCTTGCAGGTTATGACCAGTGGCGTTCGGTACGCCCCGCAAGCAAGAGGAAACTTATGCTTGTGTTCGGTCGGGATTAACAGGACAACAAGGTACCGAATGGGCTGATAATCCCCCTCGCTGTTTTGTCTGAACTTAGCATGCCACAATCATGTGCCTGGTTTCATTGCCTTTCCGGCATATGCGTCTAAGATTGCGGTAAAAAAGTACTCTATTGACGAAAAAAAAATCAATTAACTAACCGTTTTGTAAAACCACACAGTGCCTTTCCTGAAAGAGATTTTCTATACACAAGTTGCAAAGTAGGTCATGCGACGTATACTGGCTTTGGAAACTTATGCTTGTGTTCGCTGTTTTAAGCGAATTAGCAGCGGTGAAGATTGCCTGATAACAATTTTCACCTTCCAGATAAATGCCTGATAACATTTTCTGGATTCAATGAAGCCGCCTACGGGCGGTTTTTTTGTTGATGATTTTGACTTACTCTCTACATACAAAATAAGCATGACATAAATAGGCCGCAATACAATACCTTGACCAAACGCAGTTGTTCGTTTTGTAATGAGAATTAAAAAAATAGTGATAAATATAAATAAGTTAAGCTGTGGATAACTCTTTTTCAATTTTGATCGGGCGCGTATTTGTTATTCAATTGTAAAAGGATTAAGTAAGACTATTCCAGGCAATTCGTTATGATCTGCAGTATAACATTGTCAGTTTTTTGAAATGCCGCACAATTGTAAACGCGGATACTCGTCAACTCTTGATGCTTTCAGTTAGGTGCTTAGTAGCTAACACACTATACCCATGAAACCAGCAACGTTTGTCGCACGCTGTTATCTGGGCCACCAGCATAAAAAAAGCCACCCGATGGCGGCCTTTAGTCAATCATATATTATTTTTTAGTAAAGCATAAAGCATTGCTCTGCTGTCGATTGTGTTCCCGTTCAGGTCTTTGCACACCCAGTTTTTACGCTGAAACGTGATGTAGCAGTCGGTGCGGTTAATGCGCAGCGGTTCGCTTCTGCCTGCTTCTACAAACCCTTTTGCCTTCCAAATGCCGCGCATCTTATCCAGTTCGATCTGCTTCAAACCTAAGTTCATAGTGATTAAATTCGTAAAATTTTAGAGTGAGCTTATTCTTATATGAAATCGCCCACTGGTCAATTCCATATCCTTAATCTTATACTGTGTTTTTATACAGTTAAAAGGAGGGGTGATTATGCGCTTAGAGATAATAGCAATACCTGATGAAGCCGCGCCCAGACAGGCTTTCAGGCAGTTTCTTGAAACGGTCGCAGCGGGCTTTCCGTCTCCGGCAATCGGATACGAAGATACTCCGCTGGACCTGAACGAGTATTGCGTCAGGGCCAAAACGGCCACCTATTTTGTACGCTGCGAGGGTGAGTCGATGATAGGGGCCGGTATTTTTGACGGCGATCTGCTGGTGGTTGATAAATCGAAGGCGGCGGCAGACGGCCAGATCGTAATTGCCTCTGTGGACGGGGAGTTTACGGTAAAAAAGCTGCAGCTGAGGCCAGTGCCGATGCTGCTGGCCATGAATCCGCGCTATAAGCCGATCCCTGTCGAGCCTGATGGTCTGGAAATATGGGGGGTGGTGACATACGTCATCCACCGTACTGACAATGTTCCTGCACAGTGACGTTAATGCCTTCTACGTGTCGGCCGAGCTGGCATTCAGGCCGGACCTTTACGGGCGTCCTGTCGTGGTAGCGACCAACAATGACGGCTGTATTGCGGCGCTGAACCGCGAGGCGAAAAACGTAGGCCTGAAGCGGGGCGATCCGCTGTTTAAAATCCGCGATACCATCCGACGTTACGGCGTGGTGGTGTTCAGCAGCAACTACACGCTGTACGACGCATTCAGTAAGCGTTTCCATACGATAGTGGGCGAGTATGTCCCGAACCTGGAAGCGTACTCGATCGACGAGGTGTTTGGCTCTCTGGACGGCATGGAGAAGCTGGTGGACTTCCAGACGTTCGGAGAAGATATCCGGCGCACCGTAATCCAGCACACCACGATGAAGTGCGGCATAGGGATAGCAGAGACGAAGACGCTCTGTAAGGTAGCCACGCACGCAGCAAAGACCTGGCCTAAAACAGGCGGCGTGGTGGTGCTGACCGACCCGAAACGGCGCGACAAGCTGCTATCGTTGCTCGACGTCTCCGAGACGTGGGGTGTCGGCAGAAAGATAGGGGCCAGACTGCAGCTGATGAACATCAAAACCATGCTCGACCTTGCCCGCGCTGACACAACTATGATCCGCAAAAACTTCAATGTGATGCTGGAGCGCACCGTGCGGGAGCTGCGCGGCGAACGCTGCTTCGAGCTCGAAGAGAACCCGCCGACTAAGCAGCAGCTGGTGGTAAGCCGTTCGTTCGGCAAACGGCTCACCAGCCTGGATGAAGTGAGTAACGCGGTTTGCTTCTTTGCCACCAGCGCCGGTGAAAAACTGCGGCGTGAAAAGCAGTACTGCCGGAATATCACGGTATTCATCCAGACCAGCAAACATGATCCGCGCCGCCCGTATTATTCACGCGGTGCCAGCCATTCGTTTACGACGGCCACGCAGGATACCCGCGATCTGATTGATGCCGCCGTGCGCGGCCTCAGAGCTATCTGGCGGGAGGGCTATGAGTATGCGAAGGCCGGAGTGATGCTGGGGGAGATCTGCGGCTCAGAGCAGCAGCTGAACCTCTTTGATGAGTCACCGCCGCGCCCTGGAAGCGATAAGTTGATGGCTGTGATGGATAAGCTGAACAGCTACCAGCGCGGCACGCTGTTTATTGCCGGTCAGGGTGTCAATCCGGCCTACCAGATGAAGCGGGAAATGTTATCTCCGCGCTATCTGACGCGCTGGGAAGAGCTACCCATCGTAAAGATGAAGTAATTTGAGATAAGTACGTCATTATCAGCAATTTAACTTAAGTGTAATTATAGAGTAATCAGTGCCACTACTTTTAGTAGTTGAGCTGATCACTTCTTGATCGCTTCTTAGAGTGTGCCTACAATCAGAAAAAACCGAAAACGCATAAAGTAATGAAATGCGTTAACTTTTTCTGGCTTGGAGTTGTACGGATATGACTGACACAGCAAACTTTGCTTTTGTTTTAATGACACTTTTCTTTGCAGTACTGGCGCTGGCAACTGTCGCTACCTTGTGCGGATTGCCTGCGATGTTGCGTGCATTTGACGCCTACATAGCAAAATCGAACACCTTAAACTGATCCTCCGATACATCCCGCTTTAAATTTATGCTTATCTGATGACCTGCTGGATGCACTTAAAGCCAGCAGGTATCAGTTTTATCTGTCAAATTAAGGTTAACATTAAATTTAAATAAATTTTAGAATGTAATAAACTCCAGCGTGGAATTAACCACTGGAATATTACACATGACCGGCACTACTAAATCCCTCAATCTGAGCCAGCCGTTTCTTGTCAGCGCTTTAATCGCTGAAATCGCAAAACAATCACCTCATGCCAAAGTGAATAAGGCACAGTTCGCTGCCATTGTGGATGCGGCTAACCGTGTAGTTATTGCCTTCAATCGTGATAGCGGTGATGCCTGATGACTGAACGTTTTTACATGATCTGCACCAGGGATACGGTAGGCAGTAATGCCTCTTTCTGGTGCCAGAATGGTCACGGCTACAACACCAATATCGCAAAAGCACATGTCTATACCCTGGCAGAAGCACAGAGCTGCTGGAATACAGGCCGGATTATCGATCAACCCGTTTGCGCTGACAGCGTGGATGCGCTGGCCGTCGTTCACGTTGACCACCAGCACGTACCCGGTGAGTCGGTTATTACTCCTGATTGCAGTAGATACGTTGCTTTTCAGAAAGGGCGCTGGGATGGCAATGATCTGTACTGGCTCCGAAACGGCGGCCTGCCGACGACCGACTTCACGCAAGCGACCATTTTCGATAGACCGGGCGATACGGCCGAGCTGGTTTGGCTACCGTTCGCCACGGCCGACGCAGTAAAGCGCCGCACGTTCCCGATCGCCATGCTGGATCATCGCCGCATGGTGCAGGGTGCTGGCCTGCGAGTACCGGCGCATATCAGTCGCGCCCGCCGCCGCAAGCCAGGCACTGGAAAGACGCGCCTCAACTGCCCGGACTGTGGGCGCATTCACTGGCAACTCAATCCGTATGTCTTTGAAGGCTGCGCTGACTGGCAGTGTGCGGGAGCGCGTACGCATGGATAAGGCCGTATTAGACATGTGCTGTGGCCCGCGCATGATGTGGTTCGATAAAGCCGATCCCCGCGTGCTGTATTCTGATATCCGGGAAGAGACTCACCAGCTGCCCGACAGGGAGCTGGTTATCAGCCCGGACGTGATTGCCGACTTCCGATCTTTACCGTTCCCGGATAACTCATTTTATGTGATTGCCTTCGACCCGCCGCACCTGGAGCGGGCAGGCGAAAAGGGCTGGCAACGCCTTAAATATGGAGTGCTCAATCGCGGAACCTGGCGCAACGATCTGCGCGCCGGATTTGCTGAGGCCTTCCGCGTGCTGCGTCCGAACGGCCTGCTGATTTTTAAATGGAATGAAACGCAGATCCGGGCGCGGGACATTCTGGCACTAACTGATCAGAAACCCCTGTTTGGCCACATCAGCGGGAAGCGTGGTTTAACGCACTGGTTTACCTTCATCAAAGACGGAGAGCAGCAATGAACCTGCGCAAGTTCTTCCGACTCAAAGCGCCCTGCGCGAACTGCCCGTTTCTGAAAGCTGGTGGCATCAAGCTGAATCCCGGACGCCTTGAGGGCATCAAAGCGCACCTGTTGCTAGACGACTACTCATCGTTCTATTGCCATAAAACCACGCATAGATCTGGCGAGGAAGAGGGCGAAGGCGGCGAGATTTATAGCCCGTCCGGGAAAGAAGCGCATTGCGCCGGCGCCGTGGCATTTTTGCTATCCCGCGGCCGTCATAACATAGCTATGCGCCTGGCGTTCATTGAGGGTCATACAACGCCTGCTGACTTTGAGCCAGCAATAAAACTGATCGCCACAGAGAACTGAGGAAGCCGCCATGATCAACGATCGTCTGACTGATAAAGAGCTGGAAATGTTCGCCGCTGAACCGCAGAACAACCTGGCATTTGCGCCAAATCACGCGCTGACGCAGATGATGGCCAGAGAGCTGCTGGCGCTGCGCCGTACCGGTTCGGAGCTGGTGGAAGTGGCAAAGGCAGGGCTGGAGTATATCGACGCGATCCCGGCTGATATCGCTGACGCATTTGACACTATGCCGGGTTTTGACCGTGACTGGGCCGAAGAAACCATAAGTGAGGTGAAATAGCAGGTGCTGATTGGTAAAAAGCGGGAATAGCTATAATTTTTTAGCAATAGCACGCTATGCGCAAAGCGTGCTACTGGTTTAGGTATTAATGTCAGCTAATAATTAACTTAAATATTCCATAAGATTCATTATTACACGTTTTTGGAGAGAAAGATTTGTATATGTCAGCTGAGCAAAGTGTTTAATTGCGCGATCAAAATCCCTATCGATATTTGCTGGAGTGCAAATAACGTCAGCTCCATTTGAACGAACTACGGGAGAGGCGACAGAATAATCTTCGCTATCTCTATAAAAAAGCGCATTGCCGTCTAAAGATAATACAAAGTTATGTCTAAACTTATGGGGTATAGAATTTTGGTTATAGTAATCATCGATATCTTTGGCGAGGTCTGATGTATCGCCCTCAATTCTATTGCAAATCAAGAAAGTATAAGCGTGGTTCCAGTTTTGCTCCCTGTCATATATGTCGCCATTGTGACCAGCAGAGCGTAGACTAACTTCAAAACTAACCATTTTGACTTTTGCTAGTTTTACTAAAGCCTCTTTCAACTGCGACTGCTTCAAGTTAGATTTAACCTCTCCTATGCCTTTGATGCAATCAGCTGGAAAGAACTGGTTAAGGTTATCATCCTGAATTAAGGGGGTAAGCTCTTTATCATAAAGTATGATATCACATTGCGTACTTACGCTATTTTTTTGAGATACGATAAAACCTGTTGAAACAGCCGTATAACCCGGAATGAATGCTTTCAGAAAATCAGCAGTCAGATTTTCTCTATATCTTCCAAATTCAGCTGCATGAAACGTTTTTCTTTCGCTGTTAAAATACAGGTCTACTGAGTCATCTGAAAAGATACTCTTGAATCTTTTTGCCTTGTGATTAAGGATTTTATTTATTATATTTGCGCTCATTAGATTTCCTTTCTTGATAAATAATTCATATAGATGATGACTGTATTAATTTATAGTGCAGATTATGCTGGCTAAAGACTCTAAACGTATAAATTAATGAAGGCAATAATAAAAAACCCGCCGAAGCGGGTTTTAAATATTAAGATTAGAGCGTGTTACAGGCTCAGTGCAATGCGCTTGCCATCAGGTAGCGTCACGTCGAGCGCCAGTTCTCCGCCCAGAGCAGCGATGTAGCGTCTTAACGTAGACAGCTTAGGATCGTTATCAACCTTCTCCATTTTTGCCACAGAAGGCTGCTTTACGCCTAACACTTCAGCTAAATGAGTCTGCGAAACAGATAATTCTTCGCGCAGCTTGGCAAGTGTAATTTCCTGACGGATTTCAGCAGCACGCGCCTCGATGCGCGCACGGCTTTCCGGGGAGCGTTTAGCCATCATTTCTTTAAGCGTTGCCATCGTCTTTAGTCTCCGGTGATTCCAGATGCGAAGTGAACTCGGTATCTGCAATTTTAATCATACGTTTGTAGAACAATTTTTCGTCTTCACCCTTTTTGTCTCCGGCACACAGAACAATCGCTTTACGTTCCGGGTCAAAGGCAAAGAAGGCGCGAAATGGGTGCCCGCCTATCTGTACACGCAACTCTTTCATGTTTTTGTACTTAGACGCTTTAATCTGATCTACCTGCGGACGCCCTAATTGAGGGCCGATCTCTTCAAGTATCAGGAAGTATGCTGCAATTTCTTCCTGAACCTCTTCAGTCTGCCCTTCGTACCAAACATCAAACAGCTTTCTTGTGATGACTTCCCATGCCATTAAGCGATCTCCATGTATAACCTGCGAGCTATGTGAAGGTTATAGCCTGCGGGGTATAATAGCAAGCTATTAATAGTGTTTTATTAAAAGAGATTAAATGGTTTTGTTTGTATTGACAATCAAATGTGAGCTCTATAAATTGCACGTCATGGCGCTGCTTTAGCGCCACCGCCCTGGCGGATCCAGGCACTAAGGAAGACTGTTATGAATATCTCTCCAATGACTGCCACCACTGCGCTCCAGCACATGTCTTACACCCTGACCGGCGCAATCAAGCAGAGCCAGCAGCCTGGCTTTATCGCGGCAGAAGCCTACGCGGATATCAAAAATAATTACGAGCTGGTGGCTACCAACTGCACAGACCTGGCGACCGTTGTCTGGCTGCGTAATCACCTCTGCTTTGGCTACAGTGGCGATGAGCACACTTTTGAAGAGATCAACCTGGGCTACCGCGATCACATCGACTTCATCCTCAAATCAGGCTGGCGTCCGGGTACTGCACCGGCGCACAGAATGACGCTCAGCAATATGTTTGAGCTGGACTGGTGGGACCCTCAGCAGATCGTAGTGACTTCACACACTGCGGATACCGTCACCGGTACGGCCACCATGACAGACACGGAAGGCGAATATCAGTTCGCGTTTGAGTGGACCATGATCATGTGTGAAAAGGCCGAGGAGTATAACCTGCCGTTTATGGTGTACATCACGGCAGCACGGTTTAACCTGCCGTATGAGTTCTCTCTGTTTGAATATGACGGAAGCCCGCTTGATGCCCTGACGGCGTTACAGGAAATGGATTGCGCGCAGGGATTCTGTAATGAGTATTTCACCGACATCTATCAACAATATACCCCTGCAGAGGGAGAAATTAACCGAGGCTAATCATGACCGAAAAAGCACGTAATCCACGGGCTTCAAATGCACTTAAAGGAGCCGTTCCCGCGACGGCTCAGATTCAGATGCGCGTCATCCAGGAAGTTAAAAACCGGTACGTTGCGCAGGCGCAGCGGGAAGGGATGAAACTCTCAGAGTGGATACAGCATCACCTTAACGACGTGTGCCAGCTGGCGGACGCCGCAAAGCAACAGGATAAGAACACCAGTGATTAAACAGGAAATCAGGGCGCTGTTTCTGGCACACGGCTTCATAATGGAGCAGCAGCCTGATGGCAGTACCGATTTAAACCCTGCCTGCTACAGCGTCGCTCAGGCGCTTGCAGAGCGGTTTAGCGACATCTATGGTCAACCGGCAGGGAATGTTGAGATTGCCGCTGGTGGTGGCGCAGAGGCACGCACAATGGCGCTGTTTCACGACAAAGCAGCCAGCATCGAGTTTCCGACGTTCATCATGCGCCAGCCGTCGCAAAAGCCCGCGCTGGCCACTAGAAAACATCCGGCGTCCGGGCGTTAATGGACGACCGGCTAAGTAAGTTCGGCTGGCTCTCTTTTGAGGGCTGGCCGGACAGTGAAGTTCACGACTATCTCACCACGAAATGCGGCATCATCCACGCCCGCAAGTTACCGGACGGCAGCTGGACCGGGCTTCTGCGCCTTCTGTATACGCTCAGCGTCTGCATGGGGATCACGCCAACGGATGTGTACCAGTATCGCTGGTGTTTCGAAGACCCGGAAGAGGCGGTGTATCTGTGCAAAAACGCCGTGGAAGTAGACGAGATACCGGAGCGCCGGGAGTCGCTGGTGGGCCACCGGCACACAACCGGGATCCCGCTCTATGTTGAGTTCGACCTGCTGGGCCTGCCAAAGTGGCGTTAACACTTCTTACTGACTGACCACCAGCTATCCGGCTGGTGGCCGGTTATCATTTCAAGCAATTCAGAACGGCAGAAAATGGAAATCAGGATTAAATGCCCGCACTGCGGTTCGGGAAGCGTCAAGAGCAGCAGGGCGGTCTATGAGCAGGGAACATCAAACACGCGCAGCGTCAGCCACACGGGATGGATATCAAATCGGGGATCGGGCGGCAGCAGGCGACAGGGCAAATCAACGCGTCAGTCAGTTGCTGCTTCGCGCAATGCGCCAGCAGGCCGAAAACTGGATGTGCTTATTTTTGTCGCCTCGTTCCTCCTGTCTGCCTGGCTGATACTCGACATACCGGCGACCACAGTACTGGGTTCGGTAATTGCCGGAGCAATCATCGCATCGCTGATAACCGCGCTGGTGGCGTACCTCAACCGGCACAACCGGCGCAGGGCGCGTGAGAACTACAATAGACAGTGGTATTGCAGCAAATGCGGTGACACGTTTTTACGTGACGGTTAAACACAGTAGCTATTCGGATAATCTGGCAAGCTGGCTTATCAAGCCTTGCAAAGTCAGCTTTGCAAAATACAATTAAATCATATAGATATGGTTATTTTTCGTAGTCAATGGCTCCCAAGCCTTGTAAGGTATCCGTACATGTTTAATACAATGGGTCTGTTATGAATCATCAGCCAAACCACCGCGACCGCCAGCTAATTATTGACCTTGAAGAGATTCAAAAAGGCTTATCAGGGGAGGGAGTTCAGGTATCCAAAATTATCGATCACCCTCACATTGAGCAGTATGCTTTTCAGGAAAGGGGTACAAACCTGGCATTCGCAAATGTGATCTGCTCTCTCAACCAAGTTACGGTTGCGCTGCATGATGCAGGTAAAGGCTATATTTTCTTTACACCAACCGAACATCCATTAGCGGCAATGGTAAAAGGAGCACCGATTGCTCCTGAAGTTTGGGAAGAAAATATGCTTTCGCACTCAAACAATGGGCCAGTCCAGGAAGGCTACTATTGGGACTGGATAAACTACTCAGTCGCTTTGACTGAACTCAGAGAAAAGTGGCACGCCAACAGAAATAAATTTGCAGATCAGATCACCCGAAACGCCCTGAAGTCTGCAATTCTTCAGGCAGACAAAATATTGGGCGTAGTAGCCTCACTGCCTGACGTAATCAGCCTCACAAATGCCTGGGAAGATAAATGGCATCCACTGCCGGAAGATGTGCCTGTAGACGATTACCTGTTATGGGATAAAGATTATCTACGCGCACTGGCAATGATTTATCAACTTGCCAGTACCAGGGCCACCAGCCCGCAGGAATAACAGATCCGCTTAAAGCAGGCGTTCCCCGCGCTTGCCTGGCGGTTGCCCTCAGCCGCCAGCATCCCTAGAATGCGCCCTTCTTTACGCTAAACAGACGATTTCTAAACGGACTTATGACACAACAACTCAAATCTATTCAGGCGCTGCGCGGGCTTGCCTGCCTCGCCGTCGTTACCTTTCATTTCCGCTACCAGATACAGGAGCAGTACCCGGCATTAACCAAACTGCTTTCAACCGGCGTTGTTGGTGTGGATCTGTTTTTCATCCTCAGTGGCTTTGTTATTACACTCTCTGTATCGCGCATGGGTACCGGATTTGCTGCAGCAGGCGACTTCCTGAAGCGCCGTGCGCTGCGCCTGCTGCCCGCCTACTTCATTCTGCTGCTGATCAACTTTTTCTTAAGCGGAGGAATGGCGACATTTCACTATGCTGATAAGACGCAGGCGGTGATTAGCGCGGCGACGCTATCTGTTTACCTGCCGCAGCACGCGCCATTTTACGTGGACGACAGCGGGTTTATGGGCGTGCGCTGGACGCTCAACTATGAGTTTTTGTTTTACCTGATGATGGCTGTCTGCTTGCTGGTGCGCGCGCGCTGGGTGGCGCTGGCCGCAATGCTGGGCGCGGTGCTGGTGGCCGTACCGATGGCAGCAGGCCACCAGCCGACGCTGCTGGTGGAAGGTTATGACATGGGCTACGCCTACCTTAACCTGATGACGAACCCGATTATCTGGCAGTTCGCTGCAGGCGTTCTGATTGGTCTGGTTTACCCGCACATGGCGCGCCTGCCTGTTGCCATGCGGGTGCCGTTCCTGCTGGCTGCAATTGCCCTGTTTGTACAGCACATTATCAGCTACCAGCATATAGGGCATGGCATGATGGCATCCGGCACCGTGCTGGCACTGCTGCTGGCCGCTGTGGCGTTCAACGACAGCTGGTTAGGGCGCATCACGCCGCGCTGGCTAGTGTTCCTGGGGGATATTTCTTTCTCTGTATACCTGATCCACATTGTGACCAAAGCCCGGTTAGCAAAGGCGTTCACGGATCAGGGTATGACGTTCTTCGTGTGTAACGTCCTGCTGGCGCTGCTGCTGGGCTGGCTCAGCTACCGTTACATTGAGCCAATCGGGCAGAAGATCGTGCGCCGCCGCAAAGCTGACATACAGCGTCAAGTTAATAATTAAAATTGAATCAGCCCGCTACATGCGGGTTTTTTAAACTTGCAATTTTCACATTTAGCATGATTATTAAGGGTTGCTAAAGTTTCGGTATGAGTAAATAAAATGAGAAAGAAGCATCGTCCGCATGGTAACTCGCTTACTACATTAGAGTCTGATGTATTAAAGCTAAGGGCACTGGAAATGATACTGGTTTTATTTTACATGGAGGATTTAAGAAACAGTATTATTGACTCGCTTAGAGCATCAGACACTATTGATGATGAAGTAAAAACAAAAAAGAAGTGCGATAGAAAAATAGATAAATTTAAAGCGGCAAGGTTAAGGCTTGAGTCAGAAGGGGTTATATCAAAGAAAGAAAGTCAAGAAATTAAAGAATTGATTGACTTTAGGAATACCATTGGGCATAGGATTTATGAGATTACAGCTGATATAGGCCCGTACTCCAATCTATCTTTGTATGTTGGAAAACAAACTAGAGAATCGACCATATATAAGTATGATGCAGTATCTTTCGCACGTAATTTAAGGGAAAAAGTTCTGCACAGCATGGGCTTAAAAGGTTACATTCTGTCACTAGGCCTTGCATCGATAGCATTCTATTCAGCAGAAAAGGTTTATATAAAAGAAATAAAATCCCTAAGAAAAAAAATATACAAAAAGGGGGCGAATCATGAGAGGAAAATTGCAGATCTTAATGAAGAGCTTAAGCGACTGCCGCAGGAAGTTGTTAATTTTGTGGAGCCAGGCCATCCTAATAATTTCTTAGCGAACGGAAATCTAAGCAAGAAAGGAATTGAAGGGATATATAGGCTTTTTGACAATAAGCTTACGCCTTTAGCCACTGCTCATTTACTTAGAATATCCTATCGTGCAGCCTCAAGATGGTATAAGCGATGGAGTTCAGACGAAGGTAGAAGTGCTGGAGTTAGCCTTGAAATATAAAAAAGCCAGCGCAAGGCTGGTAAATCGTATTACAGGGAAGTCTATCTAATATGCAGTCAGTTTCATGACTACCTGCTGATACCGGCTTACAGGGCTGGTGTTAAACGACACCGTTACAGAGGCCACCAGCATGACGATCCCAGCCCACTCACACACCCTTTCTAACGATGCGGCCGCATCGCCTGAAACATTCAACGCCGGCGAATTAACCCTGAACGCCGGCGCAGCATTTTCTCTGCCCATCGCCCCGGCGCCGCTAGTGGTAACTTTCTGCGCAATAGACGGTACCAGAGCGCAGCTTATAGTGAATCAGGGTAGGGTGACGTTTGAGGGTGATCCCGATGCGGCAGCCGAAATGTTTATCGAGGCGATGAAGCAAAAGCACACGGAGCAATGGGTCGCGCAGCAGGCGCAGCTGGAGGAAGCAGAAGCCCGCCTGGCGACGTACTCACACCATAACGGCCTGATGATGCTGTCACAGCGGCTGGTGGACGCAGAGAATGAGAGAGACTCACTGCGAGAAGACATTAACCAGCGCCGGACATAAGTTAACCGGCATGCGGACGGGGCGTAACGTTCACTATAGTTAGTAAGCTCACTTTCCGCATTTGTTTAGGGGCGGACAAAAAAACTAAACTTTGATTTTGTAAGGTGTTGTTATTATTAGATAATTTAACAATAAGTTTAATTGCAAATCACAATGTAACTTAAGTGAATGTTTTATATGTATTTTTTATGTTGATGAATAAACAGTATTGAATGGTATTGATTAAAGGAAAAAAAAGGCTTACTGTCAGATCTACCAGTTGGTCTTCCGCCAAAGAAGTGAACCAACAGGTAAACGCATCCAATAAACCTTATCGGGAGATAGTATCATGGGTTCAAAAATTGATGAACATGATCACCGCATAAAAGAGTTAGAACGTAAAGTAAAGGGAATGCAGCGCCAGATAGAACTGGGAAAAGCGCAGCATGAACAAGTAACGAAATCTCATGACAGGAAGATACGTGACTTGGAAATCCGCTCAGCAGTCCAGTCTGGTCTTCCTCAGAGAAAAGTTGCTGAAATTTACGACCTTTCAACCGGGCGAGTTAGCCAAATCGTTCGCCGGACCGGTTAAAAGCCGCCCAAAAGCCGCCTTCTGAGGCGGCTTTTTTAATATCTATTTTCCGATTATTTCCTTACTTTATTCTTACGATGTCTTCAAGTCGCGTGGTGTATCGAGGTGACAGCATTTCACGCTTCATCTGCCACGCGCTGTCTTGCTCTCCCTGTCCTGCGAAGAATATCTTCCCCTTCCCGGAGCGATTGATAGCATCCAGCGCGGCCATCAGCGCATCTGCGTTTGCCCGCGGCTGCTGCTCACTGAACATGTCAAACTGCGCCACACCAGATTGATAAAAATCACCCAGCATTACGCCAGCTTTGGCGTACCGGTAGCCGTCGCGCCAGATGGCACTCAGCCCGCGTAGCGCAGACTCAATAATGTCCCGTGTGTCGCTGGTGGGGTAGTCGCAAACGCATGAGGCGGTATTCGAATACTGAGGCTCGTTTGCGTGCCTGGCGGTAGCGATCGACACGCTGATATGTCGGCAACGCGAGTTCTGCTCTCTCAGCTTTTCTCCGGCACGGGTGGCATAGAGTGTGACGGCCTGCTTCATGTCCTCCAGCTCAGTGATCTTCTCACCAAATGAGCGTGAGTTGAGGATGTTCTGCTTCGGCGGCGGCGCGTCTTCCAGTGCGATACAGGACTCGCCATTGAGCTCGCGGGTGGTGCGCTCAACGATGACATCAAAGTTTTTCCGAATCATGCTGATGTTGCTGTCCGCCAGCTGCAGAGCCGTGGTGATCCCCAGCTGGTGCATGCGCTTAGTAATGCGAGGGCCAATACCCCAGATATCGCCGACGTCGGTCAGGTGAAGCAGCTTTCGCTGCCGGGTACGGCTGGACAGGTCTACCACGCCCTGTGTCTGCGTCCATTTCTTCGCGGCATGGTTTGCCAGCTTGGCCAGCGTCTTCGTTGGGCCGAAGCCTACGCCGATGATCAGGCCGGTTTCTTGCCGGATGCGCTCACGCATCTGGTGTCCAAACGTCTCAAGTGGGATCAGATTGCTAATGCCGGTGACGTCCAGAAATGACTCGTCGATAGAGTAAACCTCCTGTCCTGCAGCCATTTCACCCAGTATGGCCATCATGCGCGCCGACATATCGCCGTAAAGCTCATAGTTGGAACTGAACACATGCACACCGTTCTGCCTGAAAAAACGCTCATTCAGAAACAGCTGCGCCGCCATCTTGATCCCCAGGCGCTTTGCCTCCGCCGAACGTGCGATCACGCAGCCGTCATTGTTCGAAACGACGACAATCGGTTTACCACGCAGATCGGGCCTGAACACGGTTTCACAGGAGGCATAAAAGTTATTGGCATCGGCCAGCGCAAACATGTTTATTCTCCTGCTGGCCCGTTAAAGCCGATCCCGGCTACATCGGTCAGGGCATAAGCCACTACACCCCACACAGGAAGCGCCTGGCTTACATCGAGCAGCGTTACAGTTTCGTCCGTGTCCAGCGCCTGAAGGGCGGGAACCGGATTAAGCAGCAACCGCCTTAATGTCAGTTCGCCGTCAAATTCAGCAACGATTAGCTGGCCGTGTACCGGCTTCAGGGCGCGATCGATGGCCAGCACGGAGCCTTTGACAATTCCGGCGCCGGCGCAGTCAGTTTCGCTTCGCATGAGATAGGTTGAGTAAGGGGAAAGGGATACCAGATCGCCCAGATTCAGGCGCGTTTCAGTATAGTTCTGGGCGGGGCTCTGAAAGGCCATTGCAATGCTCCATTGTGATCAGCGTGATATAGCTCCTGGTATGAGTATAAGACGCTACAAGCAGCAATGCTCAGATGTGCAAGTCAATGTTCGCTATGAGAAAGGATGTGCCGGTATTGATCTACTGTCGCTTACTCGTAAAGCCTCGCCATTCAAATGTAAACTGTACTCCAATCAAATTTTCGGAAAATTTATGAAAACTCCTGCCCTTAAAGAACTACATCACAAGCGCATAGCATTGTTCTTCGAAAAACTTCGAATCCATCCACCTGTCACAAATCGTCAGGAAGCAGTTTCATTAATAAAACGACTGCTAACAGAGATTGACGACGCTGATGGGCTTGTTCCGGGTGATTTTACAACACGTCTGAATATTCTTGCCATAAATGCAGATTATGGCTGGAAAAACATCGAGTCTGATCCTTGCTATTGGGATGACAATCAGACCAAGACGCACCGTATTTATTTATATAACAGCGGTAGAATTGTTATTGAGCGCGTAAAAGAAGGGGAGGAACGTTTGATTCTGGACAAACCAGGAGCATAAACCCCGATTTGCGTGCATAAAAAAAGCCCCGATTAAGGGGCTTTGGAGAGCAAAGGCTAATGGCAACATCAATCAAGCAACATCCGACTGTTAAATTACCAAACCCTTAGATTTATACAAGGCTTTTTATTGCCAGTCTGGAGCATCGTTACCTACAAATTCTGGCAGGCACTAACGCCTTTTATTCCGCTTTTTGCGGTTCAGCCGCTGGCGCTGCGGCCACCAGCTCCGGCTCAGGCTGTGGGACGTCGGTTTTCGCCTTTGCCAGCAGGATAGTGCGCTGCAGCTGCGCCTTTTCGATGGCCTCTTTCACCATATCAGCATCCAGTCCGACAACCGCAAACCTGTCCAAGCCTTCCATGCGGAAAAGGTTCGTTTCAGGGGCCATTTCCTTCAGGGCTTTCTCATTCTGAACTGTGATGTAGATCAGCTGTGGCTCAGCCTCTGCGCCGTCCGGGATGTACACGTAAGCATGCTGGCCAACGCCCAATGCCTGGAGGAACAGGACGCACACGGCCAGTGGCAATGAGGTATGTACTACACTGACATGCTGCAGCCTGCCGGTAAGGACGCCGTGCAGCTGCGCATTATGTGGCATGTACGGGCTGACCGTCTCCACGCGCCACGCGCCGGTAAGCGAACCTTCCACAAACGCCTCGCCGGTGACGTTCATCGACATCTGACGCATGAGCAGTTGCGCAAAGCTCTTATCCATCGTCGGAGCCAGAGGCAGCGCGCCGGTCTTCTCATTGATGGCGTCTACCGCTTCCTGTCGTTTAGCGGGATCCTCCGGCAATTCCTGGCTGTGCAGCAGCCAGTAGCGCTCATTTTTGTTAGCCCACACAGTGACGCCTTCTACTTCCTGTGGCTCAAAGCCCAGCGCGGCCACCAGCGCAATCTCAAGATTTTCCGGGGCGATTTCGTTCTTCTCATTGACCTCAATGGCCGTGGTCTTGCTGATAATGTATTTAGTCATAATCGTGCCTTATTTGCTGGTGGTCTTAGTGCTGGCGCTGGTACTGGTGGCGGTTTCATTCACCGCTGACTCTTCAACCTGTGCGGGCTCCTGCGAGTCGGCCGCGGTCGTGCTGGTATTGTCTTCGACAGGCGTCGGGTTGGTCTGTACCGGCGTAGTAGACCCAAAGCCGCCATCGCCACGGGCGGTTTCTGACAGCTGATCGACTTCTTTCCAGGTGACTGACTCAACTTTCTCGATCGTTGCCTGCGCGATGACCATGCCAGCCTTCGGCTCGATGAACTGACCGCCTTCATCGGCAATCATGCGCAGTTTGATCTCGCCACGGTAATCGCTGTCGATGATGGCCACGTTGTTCGCCAGGCGCAGGAAGTTGTTCACAGCCAGCCCGGAGCGAGGATAAATCTTCATGCAGTAGCCAGGTTGGATCTCCACGGCCAGTCCGGTCGTGACCCACCACGCACGCGGCTGACGGGTTGCGCCCTGAGTCAGTACGACGTTATTTTTCACGTCCAGCGCGGTGATATCCCACGCTGCAGCGCCGTCCGAACCACGGAACGGCAGTTTGGCGTCTGGTGTGAGACGTTTGATCTTAATTTGAGGCATGGCTTAACTCCGGTGATTTAAAGGTGTAATGGCGGCGCTTACGGACAGAGTTCTCATAGAGAGGGACATCTGTGTACTCCACCAGCCCGCGTGCAATCAGTTTCTTTACGGACTGCAGGAATAGGGAATGGCTTACATCAAACTCCTGGCGTACCTGTCTGGCGGTGATGAACCGGTTCCGATCGAGCAGCATCAGAATGTACTCTTCGGTCTTCCCCATTTTCAGGGGCGTCAGTCTGGCGGCATACGCGGGAGTCACCGCCAGGCTGTACTCGTTATCAATGGATCGCGTAATCAGTCCGTTTTTCAGAAGGTCCAGCAGCGTTCCCCGGATGACGTGCGTTGACGTGTCCGGCAGGGCGCGGGTAAAGCGGCGGCGCGTGGCGATACACTCATCTTTCAACAGCATCAGCACAGCTGAGGCCGTTTCCGGATATCGGGCGCGAAAAACTTTAAGTTTTGGTAAAAGGCGCTTCAATGTTCTGTTATCCTTGCCATTGGTTTATTTCGGATACCTACATCCAGTGGTTAACGTTTGAACCAGAACGAACGGAATAAGGGAGCCAGTAATGGTTCCCTTTTTCTTTAGCCCTGCGTCCACTTCTCGCCCGTATCAACGCACACCACGCCGTGACACACGCGCCCCTGATCCAGCCTGAAGGCCATGCCGCCCAGCTTGCTGCGCCTGCGGCAGAACTGCGCGCCTGACAGATAGGCATGCGGCACGACAGACTCGATCGCGCCTTCCTCGGTACACTGACCGTCCTCAACGTCGGCATAGCCACGCGCAAACTCACTGAGCACTTCGCGCCGGTCTTCAAAGCGAATGATTTCGCCGTGGTCCGGATCGCGGGCGTACTCGATCGCGCCATATTTAACGAGAGATGCGACGGTTTTGGGGTGCCTGAATATTTCCTCGCCCCAGTACTGACCGGTGCAGGAATCGACGTAGGAGCCGCTGGAATAAGTGCCGATAGGGTTAGAGACATCGTGTGCCATTGCCACAGCCACGAAGAAGTTAACGACGTTGCCGGTAACAGACATTATTTCCCCGAAAAGAGCCGTTCCCGGCTGCTTAAGGTGTTGGTTTCCTGCCGGGTGAAAGCGCGGTCCACCAGCCCGACAACTGCGGCAAATTCACTTCTGAAATACTCCAGTAGTTTATTTGCAGCGCGGTCGGTGATGTTTTCCACGTAGTAGCAGGCGCTATATTGGTCGATCCTGGGTTTTTCGAGGGTCAGTAGTGGTGCGGCTTCTGACAGCGTAGACACGCCATATTCCACCAGCGCCACTCCGCCGCGCTCGATGGCGGTAAAGGTCAGCTGGTGGCCGTCAATGGAAAACGTGCGCGTAAGTAAGATTTGTTGTCTGGCCATCGGTATTCGCAGGATGCGGGATGGCCCGAATTGTGGGGGATAAATGATGACGTTACAATTATTATTTCTTTAGATTTTAATAAATCTAATTCTCTATTCTCCGTCAAGTATGCCCGACATTTTTCCTTTCTGACTTTCAGAGCGGCGAAGGTAGCGCATAACGGTTTTTGGATCCTGCCAGGTGCCTTCCTGCATTATCTGAGTAATCGTCGCGTCTCGTTCGGCCATATCCATCGCGGCACCCACGCGGGCGCTATGGCCGGACCATTTGGCGTACCGGCCTTTATTGTCCTGGACCGGCTCTTTTCCCAGCAGATCCCATGCGTCTTTGAAAATCTTCTCGGTCGCCGGTGCTGACATTGGCTTTTCAGAGACGCCAGCCGTGTTGTTGTGGCGGACCGGACCGAAAACCATCGCGTCCGGGTGATGAATCAGCCCGGACAGCTCCAGCCAGTGCATCAGATGACCGGCAGCGGCGCGGCTTAGGTGCTTTATCACGCCCGCGGCCGTCACCATCGTTTTAGTGTGGGACAGGTTGATCACCACATGGCCGCTATCGCTGATATCCAGGTCGCGCACCCGGATACGGCTGAGCTCGGACATACGGCACAGGGTGTTGTATGCCACAAACAGGAACGCCAGATTGCGCTGATCGGTCAGCCGGTCGGAGCGGCCCATGAGGTGCGACAGCAGCTGCAGGTCCGGCAGGCGGAACGGCACAGCCTGGCCGGTGCGTTCACCCTGCAAAACGGCCTCGCGCCGGATGCGCTTCATGGATCGTTTCAGGTCCACGCTTCCCCGGAGGTCCGGCAGGCCGCTTTCCCGGCACAGCATGTTCATCATGGCATAGTGCTTGTCGATCGTGCTCGATGCCAGACCGCTTTCTGCCATTTGCAGAAAGTACTCCCGCGCCAGCTCCGGGTCGATCGGCAGATAGCCCACGTCGCGCTCGTTACACCAGAAGGCCCAGCGCCGGATAACAGATAACAGGTCGCGGAAAGTATTCTCGGAATAAGCGGCCTTATCTGCGATAAATCTGCGCAGATTATTTGCAATGTCTTCCGGCGTTAATTGCGTTAATTCAGCCGGGAGTGCGCCGGTCTTTATTTGAGCCAGATGTTTCATTTTTATATTTCACCCTAAATCAGAGAGACAACGCTACGCAAAATCTACGAAAACCGCAGGGGTGTGATGCGTCAGATTTCACGTAGCGACGCCAGGTGCAGGACCGCTCAGAAAGTAGACACTTTGCCAGCGGCTCCGGCTATCTGATCATTTGATCATCAACCACTGATCAAGCATACATGAAATGAGGGAAACTTTATATAACACTTATTATTTAAAGTTTCCTATTTTGACACTTTTTGACCAGTGACTACCTGCAAGAGTAGCTAAATCGAAAAATTTGCAAATTCGTTACGTTATTGTAGGTGATCGACACCATGCCTTCATATATGATCATTTGGCATGCAATTTAATTGCCTATGGTAACTATTATCGGTTGGGATCATTGTCCCAGGCGCTTTGCAGCTGATACCTGTTACACAATCCTGAACACACAGTTTCGTTAATTGGCGTGTACAGCAGAAATATCTGACAGATGCACATTGCAGACTATTCTTATTATTGCAATTCTAAGGAGAGTTGATTTTACATGGCTACTGATTCTGTCTATATTCGCCTGCATTAAGTCCAGAGAGACTTGTACCGCTCATTAATATTTTTGGAATACAATTATGCCTAACTTCAGCGATGTAGAATTTGAGAAGCGTTATAAACATTTTCTACAGGTACAGACCGAGTGGCTGACTCTCATCACGGACAACCTGATTTTCATTGATAAAAACGCCCTGGGCGAAGAATGCCGCCCGATCGGCTTTATCACTGACAAGAAGACCTTTCAGCGCGCAGAGCATCTGCTGGCAGACTGGCAGAGCTTTGCCGACCTGGCTGAAGAGAAGCGCCAGGCGCGCTCTATCGCGATCACGACGAACCTTTACCTTCCGGTGCCGACCCTGATCATAGAGCCGAAGCACGTTACGATTAACCGCTTCCGTGCAACAGCGACCGCGAACCACACCCGCGAAGATATCCTGAAGCGCTATGAGAAGCAGATCGGCAAGCTGCGCAAGGTTCCGTTCGCTGCCGGTGCCATCATGTCGCTGGAAGATGAAATGAAGGCGTTTGAAGCCGCCGCTCCTGGCGCAATGTACCGCGCCCGCACCAGCAACTACTCTGACATTCAGGTGACTGCGCGCTACACCGACGACAAAAAAGACGAAGGCGAATCGTTCCGTTATGGCGCGCATGGCATGCTCATCTACGGTGAGAACCTGAATAAAGAGCGTGATATCAAGCTGAACGTTAACAGCAATGGCGGTTACACGTCCTCTTACGACGTGATCTCACCAGTAGCATGCTCAGTACTGCCGAATGCCAAGTTGTACACGATGGAAGACGTGGATTACAGCAAGCAGCTGGCCGCGCAGCGTTCCTCTGTGGCCTACACAGTGAACACGCGCCGCGCTCAGTTTGAGAACAGGGCAAAGGCTAAGATTGCGAAGGCAAAAGACGCAGGTGAAGCACGTCTGTTTAAGGCTGAAATAGACGAGAACCGCGACCTGTTGGAAAAGCTGGAAGCATACGACTGGGCGCTGCTGGAGAAGAAGGTAGCAGCAGGCGACACCGAACAGCTGACCATGCCAGAGATCCGCAAGCGCTATGGCGGCGAAGAGCCACGCGCTGGTAAGAACATGCGCAATATGTACAGCCTGCTGCGTGAGCTGGAAAGTAACCTGAAAAATCAGGGCAAATAACAGTCGGTATTCTGCCACCAGCAGGTAAAACAGAAGGGCGCATAAGCGCCCTTTTTTATGCCCGTAAATCAGCCACTTTGACTAATTCTCATTCGTTTACTGACTACAGTGGTTGCCTGCTGGTGGTCAGGCCAGCAGCGCATCCAGTTCCGATAGTTCATCCAGTTTGCTCTGCGTGAAGTCGGCCATATCTTCACTCAGTTCGGCTTCTGCCGGACGGTAGCCGATCAGGAAAATGAAGCAGTAAGTATCCCATCGGTCAGGCGACTTGATATTGAGTTTCTGGCGCATCTGCGGCTTCGGCACCATCATGATTCGCCCCATTTCATCCATGAAGTACGGAATCTTTGAAGCCTGCTCTGCGGTGTGCTGCGAGATATCAATGCGCATCCGGCCCGAACGGATCGCGTCAGCAGCCATGATGTTCGACCAGGCGCGCTGGTTCTTGAATCGCTCTCTCACCTTCTTACTAAAAGGTGGCTGGCCCCAGCGGATGCTGACTGCGTTCACGCCCCGGCGCTCTAGCTGCTTTAGCGTACCTGAACCCACGCCGTCACCATCCACGGCAATGGTGATGCCCGGATAACGCTCCTGGGTGCATTCGTTGGCGATGTAGTCACCGAACGATATCGGGTCCATTGTGCCGGGCATTTCCAGCAGCTTGAACGACACGACGCGGCGCGCATCGCCGTACCCGGATACCTTGCAGATATTGAGGATCGACTTATCGCGCCCGTTACCGACGTCGGCGGTAGCCACCCACCCCCAGCCCTTCTCCAGATACACTTTCCGGCGCGCTGCGCGATCGCACTCGTCACGCCCCAGCAGATATCCGCTGACGTTGCGCGGGAAGCGGCCCAGCACCTTCACCATGTATTCCAGAGAGTCACGCCCGCCGTACTCCACCAGCTTTTCGCGGATGAATTTCAGGGTAACGTGCGGCGCTTCCTCGGAGTTGAGCACAATGGCATTCCAGAAGCCGTTAGGGTTATCCGGGTGTCTGGCTAACGAATGGTGCGAATCATAGAAGTAACCACTGGGGCGTGTAGGCTGCGACATCATCAGCATACGGTTATCTTCTTCTGTCAGCGCACCACGCATGATAGCGATCGCTTTATCAGAGATGCCCGACGCCTCATCGAGAATCAGCAGAATGTGTGCGGCGTGCTCACCAGCCAGCGCTTCCTCGTTACCTAGGCGATAGCCCTTACAGAGCACCTCCCAGATGCCCTTACGCGACTTCTCATAAAACATGGTGTCGGTCAGGGTGAAGTAGTTCTGAAGCCACGGGTGACGTCTGGCGGCGTTCGCCCAGTAGGTTTTGACGTACTTGAATACGCCGGTCTTAACCTGCCCGATTTTGTTGGCCACGATGATTACGCGGGCATCCGGGTACATGATCATGTAGATCAGCAGCATCATGGCCGTCAGGGATGATTTACCCGTACCATGCCCGGACGTGACGGTTGTCTGGCTCCCCGTCTCCTGCACAGAGTTCATGATCTCTTCCTGCTGCCAAGTGGGGATCATGCCAAATAGCTCAACGACGGCCAGCGCCCAGTTATAGCGGTAGCGGATAACCATATCGCGCCAGCGCGGGTCCGTGGTGACGCTCTTTATGCGCTTCTTACCGCTCATCAGGCTTCATCCTCGCCTGGTATGACGTCTATCTCTGGCGGTACATCATCGTCATCATCACCGTACAGCTCCGCCGTGGCCATAAAGTCAAAGTTGCCTGTGAGATTGCCCTCGCCCGTTGTTTCGCCGGCGCGGTTCTCTCCGTCCGCCTGGACGTCACCAAATCCTCCGCCATCAACCAGCGCCGCGACCGCTGCGCGCCGTTCCTCAACAAAGGCCGCGCTGGTGGCCTGCTGTTCACGGAATTTCCGCGCATCCCGGTCCAGCTGATCCTCACTGACCGCCCCGGATTCATCAACTGGCGGCTCAGCATTCTTGAGCTCGTTCTCAAGGCGTCTGGACAGCGACTCTGGCAGCTTAATGCCGTGCCGCTCGATGTACTCGGCCGTCTCAAGTAAATCCCAGTCTTTTTCCTCGCGCAGCTGGTACGCACGGCTGATCACCTCACCGGCGTTATGCGTCAGCGCATGCTTCTCATTGTCGCGCCGGTTCTTATCGGTGCCGCTGGCGATCGCCGCCACCCGCGTAGCGTGGTCATTGACCAGATAACCGACCTCGATCATCAGCTTGGTCATCTTCAGGATGGGGTGCGGCCCGCCGCCGCCCTCGTCATCATCCTTTTTGCCGCCGTTCTTCAGGTTGTCGGCTTCAATCTCAAACAGTTCGACCGCCCGCGCCGTGGTGCGCTTCAGCAGGTCCATGTGTGCCAGCGAGTCAAACAGCACCGTCATGGCGCTGGCTTCCACGCCCTCGCCCAGCACCTCTAACGCTGATTCGTAATCCTCCGGCCGCGGGTAGCCGCGCCGATTGGCCACCAGCTTAGTTTCATGCCCCTCTTCAAACGGTTTGCCCTCTCCGCGGGGCTTCGGGGTGTGCTTCGGGCGCCCGGAATACTGATCACCGGCATTTATGATCTTTTTGGCATGTGAAGCATTGGGCTTTTTCTTCGCGCCTGGCTGCGCTGCTGCGTCAGCGCGTGGTTCCAGCACCCCCTCTAAAGCCGCACTGTGCCTGACTTTGCGCCCGTTTCTGCGGATGATCAGGTCTTCTTTTTTGGTGTGATCATTTTGATGATCAGAAGCGTGATCACTCGAATGATCATGATTGTGATCACCAGCCTGATCACGCATCGCGGCCAGCGCTTTGCCGTTCAGCTCCCGGCGTGCAGTGTTAAACGGCAGACCGTAGTGCTCACAGTACTCTTTGACGGTTATCCCGTTCTGCGCCTTCTGCTCGATGAAGGCTTTTCTGTGGTCATCCCAGTTAACTTTGGACATGGTTTATCGTTCAAAAGAGGCCAATGAACCGGGATGGTATGGAGTCTGTAATTTGCAGTGATCACATTAATGATCATTATCGCAGCTAACGAGCCGTTTTAGTGCCTTACTAATGGACAAAACCGGAATATGTGGTACTTTGATTGCTCGTTCGCAGTATGAAATTAACCACTGGATAATATTAAATGACTAAGAATAAAGCTGTTTTAGTGGCAGTAGACGCAGGCTCTGGCAACATTGCGCTGACTTACGCTGATGAAGTCTCAGGACGCTGGATCACCTCTGTGACCCCCTCACTGATACTGGAGGGCCACCAGCAGTCTTTCGCGGCTGAATCCCAGTCAACATGGCTGACAACGGATGCCAGCGGCAAAGAGCGCGCTTACACCGTCATGAAGAAAGGCTATGACCTGTATGACACCTGTGACCCTAACTATCAGGTCTCACCTGCTCACCGCGTCCTGATTGCCGATGCACTGAACCGTGCTGGCCTCGGTGGCCGTGATGTGATCATTGGTGAAACATTGCCGGTGAACCAGTTTTATAGCGCTATGGGTGTGATTAATGAAGCCCGTATCCGTGAAAAGGTTGCCAGCCTGAAAACGCCTGTCACCAATTACCGCGACGGCAGCGAACCGGCTAACATCATTCACGTCGAAGTATTCCCTGAAGCCGTTCCTGCCATCGTTTCGGCACAGGCTGATAATCCGGAGCTGGCCGACGCTGAGCAGACGCTGGTTGTAGACCTGGGACGCTTCACCTGTGATATCGCTCTCGTTGATAAAGACCTGATGCCTGTGAAGAAGGCCAGCTATGAGCACGGCGTTCAGAAGATGATTGAGCGCGTCCATGCGCTGCTGCCAGAATTTGAAGAAAAGCTGGGTAAATCGTTCGGCGCATCTGATCTCAGCGTCGATAGCGTGGATGCCATCATTCGTCAGGGTTATATCGGTTCCCGTCTGGAAAGCGCTAAATCGAAACGTATTGATATCAGCGAAGTCATCGACCAGGCCGCATCTGAGCTGGCAGAGAAAATCTGGCAAGACGTGCGTGCGCTGCACCGTAATACCCGTGATGTTGACGTCGTGCTGGTTGTTGGTGGCGGCGCTAACTACATCGCAGGCAAGCTGCCAGGACTGACCGATCACACCGCTGACTGGCATGATGTTGTTGTTGTGCCGAATAACCCTGAAATGGCTATAGCGCGTGGCGTCTATCTGGCGCTGCAGGCCTCAGAGGCCGATATTCTGGCGGATATCAATAGTGCGGCGTCTGTCAGCGATATCCGTAGCCGGACCAACGAGAAGGGCTAACTATGGCACAGGTGATTAAATTTACCGGGCTTGAGGAAGGCGGGCTTTTCAGCCGCTCTATGCTCGAAGACTACAACAAGCTGAAGACGAATCCCGCAAAACGCGCCTTTGTGATCAACGTCATTCGATCAGGCTATGCAGTCGAAATGATGGGCCTTGCACCAATCCTCGCGCTGATGGAAGAGACGTATGCTGATACGTTCATGACCATGACCAAGCGTGAGCGGCTGCAGCGCCTGCTTTCGCTAATCAGTGTCACGCTGGGTGAAACCACGCCGCCGACGCCTGGTATGCAGCCGGTACAGGCACCAGTGGCAGAACCAGCAGCCGCTGTCGTTGCAGCGCCACCAGCTGAGAAGGCTCAACCGGCACAGGCCGAGGATAATTCCAGCGAAGCCGCTCAACCAGCACAGGCCGAGAGTCAGCCGGAGGCGGTTAGAGTTACTCATAATGAGGATGACAATTCATCCATGCGCGTTGAAGAAGCACCCAAAGGTGTTGCATCGAGCGCCTTAAAGCTGCCACGCCACAGAGTTTCAGGCTAAGTCGCTCTGCCCCGTTCACATGAGCGGGGCATTTTCCATTCTTCCCCGTCTGCACATATCCATCAATTCCCGCGCCAGCGCGCATATCGACAGCTGTTCCATTTCCTTCTTCTGCAGCACACGCTTTGTAGCGCTTTCCACACACAGCGAGTCGTAATTCAGATCCTTTCTTCCCCTCACCTTGAAAATGTAGCCGTTCATGGCCTCCAGACGATACTGCCGGGGATAGGCGTCGGGATGTACCCGGCATTGTGCGAACGGCGAACGGACAAAGGAGCGCAGGATATTCGAGATAATGCCGGTATTAACCATCAGGTGCGGGTATTCCTCTTCCACCAGCTTAGTGACCTCGGCCACCGTCATATAGTCCTTCCTGCGAATTAACAGATCGGCCACCTCAATACTGCTCACCTTTTGTTCCATAGACTGCTCCGCTTTTAATCACTACAAGCAATTCTAAGGTTTGTATAATCAGCGCAAGGTTGAATGGCGTAAATATCGCCATTATTAGCAGGTATAAATGGGTTTTCAGGACGATTCCACGCATGCAGGATGCAGATCTTTACTGGCTGGTGGCTTTATCTGGAAATGATGACCGCAGTACGGACGGTATGAAATGACACACTCAGTGGCGCAATGCCGTGCCACAAAAAATTAAGTGAACAGCGGTATTTTCATGGTAAACCCGGATATTTTGCTTAGATTTTAAAAATTAACTTAAGAAAATATCCGTTTTTCAGCCCAATAATGGCCCCCAGAGGGGGGCATGGCTTTTCTACTTTTTTCTGGGAGCTGTTTTTGAAAGCTTAGCCAACAGTGCTTCGTTTGCCGCCCTGGCAGAGTTCATCGCTGTAGGCGTTAAAGCACCCATTGTAGGATTTGTTGGTTGCGGGATGCGAGTTTTGTGTGCAGGAGCGCGAGCAAACCACTCATCTGTATAAAATATTTTTACTGTGTTAGCCAAATCAAACTTTGTATCATGCTGGAGCCCAGTGATAGCAAAGTCAGGGTCGGTAGTTGGAATAATGAACTCACCAACAAAGCACTTACTTGTATTGGAGGTTCCATAAGCAACGATGACAGCATGGTTCGTTGGATCGTTAGCCAGCACTAAGGCAGGTCGTAGTTTGGCCGGAACGCCTGGCAAATTATGGTTTTGAAACTTGCACCACACAATTGAGCCAGGCGTGGCCAGTGGGTGATAAGGATTAAAGGTAGTGCTATTTGAACTTTGAGCTGCCATTTTGTCTCCATCAGAACAGTCTATTGATAAAACTCTCCTCCGGAATGTCACTTGCCGCACTGGCGTCGCGAATTATCTGGATTTGAGCTGGCGTTAGCTGCTCATCATCGGGCTGATATGTCGGCAGATAATTATCGGCTAACGTTCTCAGCGCAAGATGCGCAACCTCGGTTTGGCTCAGGCCCAGCCCACTCATCAGCAAGTTCATTGTATCTTCGCTGACTCCTGTAGGTGAGTCCTGACGTTTTAATCTGAACAAAAAGCTATGTACTTGTTTTTCAGTTGAATTTTGCATTGTGTTACTCCGATATCTTTTAGATCAATAAGCGGGCAGCTTGCTCAAAAGGGAAAAGAAATAAAACGCTTTTGAGGCCGTTATCACGCTTAGACAGTCAGACGTTGCGCCAGACTTATATCTTATTGGCAGGTGTTATTGATGCTATTGCTGCATCAAGTACCCTGATGTGAAGAGGTGCCTGCATTGCCATGCGGACACCTCTTATGTGCTGGGAACAACTTATGTCCTCACTATCCAATCCACTCATCATCTCAATTTCAAAATTCATACAATTTCTCACAAGTAAGGTTTCACAGTTCCTATAGGGTTTCTGATTCAGCTTTACAATTATTTAATTCTACGATTTACAGTTCTACGATTTACAGTTCAAAGAATACTAATATTCCACTTGCAATATATCAAAAGTATATCATCTCGTCAATACATTGATATAGATTTGATATACATGCAAAGGATCTAAGACCATCACAATTCATTCACAATTTGTTATCACGTTACAGCGTAACTCTGTGAATCGCTTACACCAGTTTCCAGTCGCTTGCGAGAAGATCCGTTGAGGCTGGCGCCCAGTCGGAGACAGTCAGCTTTTCTGTATCAACGAGCAAAAGCTGGGGCATCTGAGTTACGGCCACATCCTGGCTGCAATCAAAGTAGCGGGCCGGTACACCGTATATATCAGAACCGTTCAATGCTGCGCGTGTCAGCCCTCTGGTGAGGTGCAGATAAACACCCTTCCCCCATGCTGCCCGCGCCACTTTACAGCCCTCTGATAGCCACAGCTGGGCGACGGCCAGTGGTGCTTGCTCCTGCCTGAAATTTAGTTCGCCCTTCTCAATCAGCGCTTCATTGCGCAGAATCAGATCATTCAGCTTAATCAGCGCGGCACAGGCGGCGTGGTTCAACGTTTCACCATAACCGGTCATTGTGAGGCCACTTTTGCTGATAACGGCTGCGTATCCGTCAGTTTTGGTCTCAGACGTCTCTGTAATGGTGTATCCCAGGCGGGCAATGACAGCCAGCAGCGCCATGTAATCACCTGCATAGTCTGCTTCTGCGTCTGCAATCATGGCGATGGTTGAATTTAACTGTTGAGCGGTCATCATTATCAATAGCCTCGTTTCTGCGCTGCCTGTCTCTGTTTTTTCACGTCAGGAATGTTTGTGGCCAGACGACATATTCCCTGCTCGATGTCTTCCTGCAGGGGTGGCCAGTTCTCATTCACCAGCAACGTTCTCACCTGCGGGACCGGAACGGTCGGCGGACGGCGGGCAACCCAGCTGAGACTTCCCATAATTGCGCCCATCAGAGCGATCTTCTTCATGCGTTTTCTCTTCCTGCAGGCGTGCAGAATCCCCGGCAGGCGCCGGTGATCAAAGTTCACCTGGTTAAATCCGGCGTGGGATACGCACGGCGGTAATTTGAAGCCTGCGCCGGCGCGTGGCCGGGTGGCTATAATGGTATTGTGCTGCCCGGATTCGAACCGGCTACCGTCCGTCTGTCCCCATCAGGCCTTACGGCTATTTAATGGAACGGCGGTTGCTTCCGTTAAGCGGCAACACAACGGTAAAAGCACATTGCAGGCGCTCTTACCTGTTGTCCTGTCTCAGCATGCCACCAGTTGCGCGATCAGCCATTTGTGACCGGCAAACAGTCCTGCATTAAGCAGGCAGTGAAACATGACAAACTGCATGGCTCTCATAGTCTTCGTGTAGTTGCTGTCACTCATGCGTTCTGCATCCGGATAAACTGACTGTATGACACTGATGATGCCTGATATGTCAGGTAAAGCGTTAGTGGTGGCCGGTGCCATACCCGGCAAATAACCTCTCAAGTGACTGGTCAACCTGGTTACTGGCGGCTTTAACCCCTGTGTACGCGACTGAGGATGCGGGGGCCAGTCTTGCGATCGCAGCAGCAACTGCGAATGCACCACAACGGAGAGAGCACTGCATTTGACCACCTTACGCCGCGTGTCCCGTAACGTTGCCTTTGCGACCTTACTACTTTGCCGCCAGGGGAAGTTACACAGGGGCAGGCCATATATCCGGCGCAATGCTCTTTCCTGTTGGTGTGACTTATTTGCGGCGCTTCTGCTTCCTGCCGCCTCTTACCGCCTTGATGAATGTCTCGATGGCATAGATGGCCACCAGCGCATAAATCAAAGTGAGAAATGGGTGCTCTGCAGCAAACTCTGATAACGACATATTGCGTCCTTCGTGGAGGAATGCTGTCTCTTCCAGCAGTCAGAACTAAACGCCCAGGCGCTCAACCCGTGATGGCAACAACCTATTCGCTGGCTGGTACATTCTGTGTTGACCGGATAACCAAATAGACGAGAAGGAAATAAAACGCCCAGGCTCCGCACCCACATGTCCCAAATGCCCCACTTTCGGCCACCAGCAGGGATCGCTGGCATATCGTTACTGGCCGGGCTCAATAGGGTTGCTGTGACCGTTTCCCGTTAGCGCGATTGTTCACTGAGGCGGGACTTAAACCCGCTTTGCTTTCGCAGCCCATCGCTGACCGCCCGTGTTAATTCACAGGCAAGGCTTTCGCCCCGTGGATTCCGGATCCACAACTCCTACGGTGTGTTAAAGCGATCACCACAACGGCCGAGAACACTGAGCAACCACGCGCCGGGTGCTCGTTTAAGTCACCCTACAGTGTCCTCGCCGTTATGGGCTGGACTTTCCCAGCAGTCACGGCGTGTTGAGGCCTGCCGATACCCTGCCCCGCCACCAGCCAAATTAGCCAGTAAACAGGGCATCGCCTGGTGTTGACGTGTAGTGCATGGGGGGCTGGTGCCTCCAGCTGTCCGATACGGAACCTACGGACGAGCATAGAACAGGAATTTGCACACCGATAGGTGATTGTTCCGGCCCGCGTGCGCATAGCCGCATTCCCCCATTTGTGAGCGCGCTGACAGAGGTAATCTTTCGCCAAACGCCAGGTAAAACGACAGAAGCACCAGCGCGCTCACAAATGGTGATCCCTTACGAGGATCAGGCGGGAGCATGTTTAAGCCTCATGGGGCGTTCTATGCGCGGGATTAGTCCATCAACCGCGTTCACTGCCATGACAGGAGGGGCTACTTGCCGTTCACCCTACTCATAACACGCCCGGAAAAAGCTAATAACCGGGGGCGGCCCGTTACGAACTGGTGCATGGGGCCGGATTTGAACCGGCGGCGGACTTAACACCTTCTGCGTTCGGCCTCTTCGCTACCCATGCTGAATACTTGCCGGTGCATACCCGGCGCGGACACTTAGGTATCTGGTCAACCTGTCCGCTTGCGTCACGTATGAGGTCAGGAAACCTCGCCAGATTTGCAGTGCGTTTGCCTCGCTTGCTAAAGCGTTTTCCCCGTTTCAGCCGTCAGCACACCCTGATGCACTCAAGGCTGAACCTGAAAAAAAGCCCGGAAACTACCGGGCCAAAAACCCTACTACACACAGCAAAGCCTACTCTGGAATAGACTCTGATTTGTGAAAAAAGAGCGGATTAAACAGACAGTTATGAGTAATCCGCCAAATGCCTATTATGAATATTGCACGGAGCCGTTAAGCCCTTGTCAGCGGGGAGAAATGTACACAATGCAGAGTAATGAAGCAATGAAAATCTAAGAAATTTCTTAGATTTTCAAAGCATCTCAAAAAGGGTTAGCGCCGCTTTATCTTAGGGTTCTTGATGTTCTCGATGTCACCATTCACTTGCGCCCATTTAATGCACCAGCTGTTTATTGCTGCGCGGATCTCATTCACTGATACCTCACTTAGCCCCTTCACTTTCGCCAGTTGGTCAGGCAGTTCGCCACCAGCATCTGCAACAGTCTCATACCCGGCTTTAATCAGTGCGTTAAGGACGCGTGTCGGTATGGCCAGCTCGGAAACAGGCGCAGCTTTGCCGTCCTGAATGCGCTGGTGAAGACGTGGGAAATCCTGCGCCAGGCGCTTCATGATCAGTGTGTGCAGCTCGTCATTGATAGTCGTGTCCCACATAGGTACGAGCTCCGGCAGCAGGCGGAATACAGGGTTTCCCCATATTCCCGGCACCACGTCCATAGCCAGCATCATCGCTGTGCGGATTTGAAAATGAAAATCAGCTGTCTCGATCGAGATATCGCGGATACCGTGGAAAACGCTAAGCCCAAAGTGGAAGTTGTAGATGTAGCAGCCCACGTCGCCGGTGCCGTCCGGCAGCTGAAGCAGGAACTGCCGCACGTCTTCCCGGCCATCGTGGAAATCGACGCGTTCCTTAAGGTGGTTGTAAAGAGCGGTCGTCTTCATCAGATCATTGGCCGTCGCGGCGCGCTGGCGGCGCTCTTCTCCGACAACCTTATCCGCAATGTTGAGTTTACTCTGCAGCTCCTGTCGTTTGCTGCTGTCTTTCTTGCGATCGGCGCGCATCTGCGAAATGGTTTTGTCACGCTCATTCAGATCACGCGCCAGGCGCTCAGGATTTTTACGTCGATACTGGGTGTATTCCTGCGTCATTGTGGCAATGGCCAGCTGCGCGGTTGTAAGGGCTGATCTCACCCCCTCCAGCTGGTTCTCTGCGTTTATTACGCGGTTGTCCGCCTCCAGCACCTGAAGATTAGCCGCCTCGCGTGCCTCTTCGATGGCGTTCTCTGCATCGAGACGGATTTGCGCTACTTCACTCTGCAAAGCGGACTGGGCGCTTAGCTGCTGCTGCGCCTGCTCCAGCGTTTCAAGCATCAGGTTGTACGTGTCAGTTTCATGATTAAGGCGCATGCCAATATCAATCTGGATCTGCTCCAGCGCGTTCGTGCAGTTATCAAGAAGGCGCTGCTCCAGGTCATCGAGCGTCAGGCGTTTGCGGATGGAATTAAGCTGACCGTAAGCGGTGACAAAGGCCTGGTGAAGAACTTCGTCATCGACTTTGCATAAAGGGAGATTTTGCAGCTGTTGGAGTGGAGCGAGAGTAGTCATATTGAGAATCAGATCCGCATGTTATTTGCGGAGAATGATAACTCGAAATTAACCACTGTCTAAGATTTTTCTTAGATTTGATTAAATGATTAGGCTGGGTTGCTGGTAGCGTTGTCTCGGACTCAGCCACCAGCAGAGGATTACAGTAGTTTCAGCGCCGTTACGGCTATGGCGGCGACAGTGACAATCATCAGTACATTCAGCAGTACTGACGGCACTTTAATCTCGCCGGTCTCATACTCTGCCTGCGTCATCCTGCCCAGGTAGCTGTGTGAGATCAGCACTGCGTTTTCGTCAAAGCTCAGCGTAGCCCGAACGTTCTCCAGCGCCTGGCGAGATATCTGACGTGTGGCCAGCTGCACGACTCCGGATCGCATCTTCCCGTTGTCGCCCATGTAGCAGACCGTATGGTAGTGGTATGGCTTACCCTGCCCCATCAACTGATAACTACCCAGTCGCTGACGCGCATATCGTTAATGCTCAGATCGTGAATCTCAACGCCGCCGTCCGGTCGGGTCAGCATCAGCACATCACAGCCTTCATGCTCCTGCTCCAGCGACACAAAGTAACCCACCTCCCACGCTTCCCGCCGCATCAGCAATTCTGGATCCTCTTTCATTTTCAGCAAGGCGCGGTCATAGCTGCACGTAATGGCACCGATTCCAATTTTGTTCAAACCTTCAATCTGTGCCGTAGTCATGCGTCCGCGTCCCTCTGTTAATGATTTTCTCAAGATGTAACTGATCCCCTTCACGCCGCCGAAATAGTTCAGCTGGCGGTTACTCATGCCGCTGCGCGACATAAGCTCCTGTTTCGGTACTCTGAAAATGCCGACGTCCATAGCCATGTCGGCAAAAACCGAAAGCCCCCGGCCCAAGCCGTCACGCGTTTTTTTACGGCGCGCATACTGCTCAAAGGTCGGGCATCCGGTAAAAAACTGCGCGTCAAAAAGCACTTATTCGCTCCAGAAAACGTCATTCTCATGCGCTGGCATTACTTCGCCTGCTTTGAGAACTGCGTATTGCTCTATCACGCTGATCGTCTCTTCAGGTGAAAATGATAAAAGAACGTAATACCCCTGCGCTTTCAGGCGACGCAACCACGTCAGCTGATACTCAGAAGGCATATTCTTACCGTGTTTCTGCTCTACCCGCATTCCGTGATAGATGCCTGCCGGTATTTCCAGGGACATATCCGGAACGCCCCGCTTTGCGCCTTCAGCCTCGATCGCTGCGGCGGTCGCCTTTAAGCGAAATCCTCCGTTTGGTACGGCATACAGATGGTCATAAATAACCCTGTTGTGACGGTAAAAATGGTCAAAGATTCGAACCTGATCGTAATGCTCTTGCTTGCCTTTGCGCAGATCGGGATTTTTGACGAGAGCGGCCAGCGCTTTTGCGTGAACCGATATTTCAATAACTGCCGCTAACCAGGCAGAGGCTTTGCCGGATTTTACCGACGCTCCGCCAGCAGATTTAACAGCTGCTTTGGTGCGGGTTTTTTGGTTTTTTTTATAGGAGTGCAACCACTCTTCACTGAAGCGCATATCCGAAATTGCCAACCGATGATTAATTAGTCTAAAAAGTGGATCTGCGTTGGGGGGTATTTTTAACGCTGAGACGGGAAAAAACAAGCCTGTAATCTACATCTTTGAAAGATAGTTATTACAGGCAGTTATCATTTTACTGATGGGCCATCCACATGAACGCCAGGCTATAAATAATACCGAGCGTACTGAAGCAAAGCACGAAGAACCTGCCGATCACATTAGAAAAAGACGTGGCTTTTGCAGAAACAGCCTTGTTTGAGGTGGCATTAACAAAATCACGCTGCGCTAAATTATTCATGGTATATTCTCTTTGTTTGGTGCAGGGGTGTACGTCGCCAAACTGAACCCCTGCAAAGTGAAAGCCCGGCCTTATGGTCGGGCTTTTTCTTTGTCGCAGCCTTAGCTGCTTAATGCAATCTAAGGGTTTTCTAATTTAACGTCAATTAAAAACACTACTTTTCGTCACTTTTCACCTGCGACAAGGCTTCACCGGCATTTTTGAGCCGATTTAACGCGTCTTGCAGTGCGGAAATCCAGCTGCTTTTATCCAGTTCCCGTACCCGCTTAACTCTCTCCTGTGTATAAGGATTAATCACCCAAACCCATGCTTCATGATCCTGGCGATTGCGCATCGTAAATACCCCGGTTGGGGGGTAAAAATTCAGCTCAGCACCATTGGCATAGGCATAGGCTTCCAGTTCCTCCAGCTTAAGGTACTTGTTCTCTCGCGGCACGGTGTCTCCTAAAATCTTCTTTTCTCTATGGATTCATCATAGCTGACGTACATGTAAGGTTCAGTATCATCCGCCGAAGGCATCACGGGAAGCAGATGTACCGCGCTGAATACGGCATCGTTTTCGGTACGGTCGTCAGCGTACAGGTGCGCAGCTATGACCGTAAGAGCGGGACGTGAAAGCGAGTATATTTCAGCTACATCGCTTTCGACTACCTGCCCAAATTTAGTAGTAGCATGTTCCAGCAATAACGTTTTGACGGCTGGCCACCACGGACCAAATGCCCGGTAAGCAAACCTCGCACTGCTGACGCGTTTTACTAAATTTTCCAGATAGTTTACTAAAAACGCCTCTTCGGTTCGCCCGTCCAGCGCCAGCGGTAGCAGGCTCTCGATGTAGGTTTCGGTTGGCTTGATGGTATCAATGAGTGTCGTCATATTTGACGGCCCTTGCGGGCCGCTCCTGAATTATGCGTTTACGATATCGGCGCGCAGCGCATCGAGATCGTGAGAGGAAGGGATTAGCCATGCGGCCTGTGTGAACTCATTACCGGCGACAGGATCCTCTTCGAAGTTCCAGAATTTTGCGCCGTACTTCTCTTTGATCAGGTCACGCACCTGCTTACGCTTCAGTACCGGCTTATCGCTGGTATCCATCAGGACATAAGCGCCACCTGCTGGGAAGTCGATTTTAAAGGTACGGTTTCGCCACTTACGCGAAGCAACCAGCTCCAGCTCGTTTTTCATGACCTGGAAGCCATCGGACTGCTTCTGTACCTGAATGGTGCGTACTGTCGTTGCCGCGGCCGCTGCGAGTCTGCTGGCCTCTTCACGGCGGGCCTTCACAACGTCTGGCGACAGCTTGCCGGTTATCAGCGCTTTGTAGTCATCCCACGTCATCGCGTACTCCCGGTATTCGCCCTTCTCCATCCGCTCCAGCCACGCATAAACCATCGTCAGCTGCTGCTTGATAGCGTTGGATGATGCGAATGTTTCCGCACTAATTCCGGCATCATCGAGCGCGCCCAGTGTTGCGCCGGCGCGTAGATAAATTGCAGCCGGTGACTCTGTAACGGTCGCAGCCCGGTCAACGTCACTGAAAGCGTCAAACTTCGACTTTACAAGCAGCACAGCAATACCGGCCTGGCTGTCGCTCTCGCTCATCTGGCGGAATTGCTGCAGCGCGGCGGCGGCATACTGCTCTGTCAGTGATCTGACAGCCTGTACCTTGCCGTCTGCCATCTCGTTACGCAGCTGATCGAACATACCTTCGTACTCATGACGGTTAGAGAAGCCCTCCATGCCGTTACGGAACTGGCGAAGACTGATAACGTTGCTCCAGTAGTAACGGTCCTGCGCCGAACCCAGGAAGGCGGCATGTGCCTCTTCATCATTCGCGCCGGTCACTGTCCGCTTTTTAGAGTCGTTCGCTTCGAAGTCGGCCACCAGCCGTTTGAAGACTTTAACCACGTCCGCCATGCCCGCCTGCTTCCCGTAAGCCTGCAATGCGGTATCGTAATTACGGCCAAACATTGCCTTAAAGAAGCCCTGCGCGCTGTAGATGTTGTTATCGACGCTGTACTGGTAAAGCTCACGCTTCAGCTGTTCGTCGCTATGGTCAGGGTACAGCCACATTTCTGCCGATCGTTCTTCGCTGGAGCTGATCGCGCCGCCGCCCAGGTAAGCCAGTTTCAGCCTGCCATCATTGTCGCGGTACAGCCACCCGTCTGTGCGCACGTTCAGGACGCCCGCGTGAATGGCAGCGTAAAAGTCAGCGCGGCTCAGCGTGTCCACCAGCTCTGCCGGTTCAATGCCCCGTGCAGCCTTCTGAAGTGCTTTAGCCTGGTCAGTGGTGATATCCACGCGATCGCCCACCAGCGCGGACGGCATTTCTGCAAAACCACCGATGTTCGGCCCGGTATAACTGCGCAGCGGCTTATGGATCAGCTCAACCTCAACCGTATTTTTCTCCGGGAAGAATTTACGGATCTGGAATACGCCCTTTTCCTGACGGTCATCGTTCATCCAGATTTCATAGCACGCGCCAATCCGTACCAGCTGGCCGTCCGGCAGCTTCATGTACTGCTCCGGGGCGCGCAGCACGTCCGGATCGACTTCCAGCGCGCCGGACTTAATTGCACGTTCCACTTCCCCGCGGGAGCGTTTGATAGTGCTGGCCGCGCTTTTGGAGCGCGTCAGCGCCTTACGTGCGCCGCCCATCTCCTGCTCCAGCTTCTTTTGATTCGCCAGGCCTGCACGCAGTGCAGCACGCGCCGTTCGACGATCCTGACCGCGCCAGGCATCAGCTGATCGCTTGCCGTCTCTTTCCAGCTCACGGTTATAGGCCGCTTCTGCGTTGGTGACGTCTTCGCGCAGACCATCAATCTCGCTGTTAATCGCATCAAAGGCAGCAGACAGCTTGGTAATGTTCTCTTCCAGCACTTCAACTGGCGTGGCAGCCGCAACACTTGCCTTCAGGTAGATATCCAGCGCGGCAACGGCTTCACGTTCGGCCTGCTGGCGGTCCGCTTCACGCTTCGCTTTCAGCTGTGCATCCACGCGTGCGCGGCGCTCTTCCGGGTTAGCGGCCAGCAGCAGGCTCTGCTCTTCTTTGGACTCCACATCACCGTTTCTGATGCTGGAAACGTCAGATTTCATGACGTCGTTGATCCAGTTTTTCTTGCGCTGCAGCGTCTCCAGGCGGAATTCGTCAAATGACCCTTTGCCACAGTAGTAATGCACGCGCATGGTGTCGCGCTCGGAGCCCACGCGGGCGCCGCGGCCGTTGCGCTGATCGATGCTGGCAGGCGTCCAGGGCAGTGTCAGATGGTGCGTATCGGCGGTGCCTTTGTGCAGGTTAATCCCAACTTCGGCCTTTTTGTTGCAGATGATGATCGGCGTGCGGCCTTCGTTGTAATCAGCGGCAATGCCTTCCATTCCGGCCAGAGAGGCGTCGCTCAGCGCGGCCTGATAATCCTCATAGCGCGCAAGATCCTGATAGTACTTATCCCACGCGCCATCTTTGAAACTGCCGTCCGCCTTTTCCACCGGCTCAATCGGTTTCTTGACGGGCTTCACCTTCACGCCCGACGCTTTGCTGACTGTCGTCGCGTTGATGATGCCGATCTGCTGCTCAGTCAGGCCCAGGGCGCTGGCGATGATGCGGCGCAGCTTGTTGTGCTGGGACTTTTCATCCATGAAAATGATCTGTTTACCGTCTGGCAGGCCTGCCTTCAGGTTTTCAATCAGCGCGGCATACTTCGGTGGTACCGGATGCGAGACGTTTTCCATGCTGATACCGGCAGCGGCGATCGCTTCCAATACCTGCTGCTCCAGCGTATCGCTCACCACCAGCTCCACGACGCCCCCGCGATTCTTCAGCGTGGTCTTGACTACCTTGCTGGTGCGCGTGTCGGTTAGGCCGGTTTCCGCGTCCTCAGCGGTCTCTTCATCATCACCGGCAAGCAGCTGGCCACCAGCCTCACCCGGCAGCGCCCGCGCCACCTGTTTCGCCAGCTCTGTGTCCTCTTCACGGAAGCGGAACGTGATAGCAGAGCGGTACAGGTCCGGATCGATAACCACCTTATCCATGTCGCGGATAACAGAGAAAATGAAATCGTCGTCGTTCTGCACAATGGACATAGTACCGTCGCCATTGTCCTGCAGGGATTCCTTCTGCCCGATACGGCTGGCGCGCTGGCGCAGCTCTTCATAAAGTTCCTTCTGGTCGCGGGTCATCGGCACACCCACGGTTTTCTCGTCGAGGCCTGGGATCTTCACGCTGTCTTTCACATCAGCAGCAGATTTCAGCGTCGTCCAGCGGTGGAAGATGCCGCGCAGACCGTCCAGGTTTTTGAAGCCCACCAGCCCCTGCTTGTCCTCCAATTCGCCTGAAATCTTCTGCACAGTTACGGATTCGGTTTCACCGAACACTCGCACAAAGTCATCCGGCGTCAGAATCCCCATCGCCTTCCATTCATCCAGCGACACGACGTGTGACAGCATGTTAAAGGCGTCAATCGGGGAGTTGACCAGCGGTGTGGCGGTCAGCATAACGACGCCGCGGCCGTTGTACTTCTTCATCATGTACTGGCTTTTCACGGCCATATCGCGGGCAATCTTGGAGACGGACGGATTAGGCAGGTAGGCCAGCTGGCCCGCTTCACGTCCGGCGCTGTGCGAGTTGCGATAGTTATGCCCTTCGTCTGCGATCACGCTGTCAAAGTGCATATCCTCAAAGTAAGGGATCTGGCTCTTTTTCTTTGTGCCGGTATCGGCGGCTTTGTCGCGGAGTTTGTTACGGGACGTGGCGGCGCGGTGCGTGGACTTCATCAGGTCCGTGCGGCCATTCTCAATCTGGTTAAAGACCGCCTGGCTGGAGTTTTCCTCGATTGTCTCTGGGCGCATCGGGATATCGCCAAACTGCTCTTTGGTCATCACCACGGCGCGATAGTTGGAAACCGGGATCATATTCATGCGCTCAAGCACGGTTGCGGCCGCGGACTCTTTCACGACATTACGCATCACCGGCTGGCCGTCTTTGTCCAGTTTCGGCTCGTTGTTCTCGTCGCGCTCCTGGGCCTGCATGATCTGGCCATCTTCGCCGCGCACTTCGTCCAGCCCGACAAACAGGATGTTCTGGAAGGCCTCGGCGCTGTAGAAGCCCTGGGCTTCGTGATACCAGTTCTGGAGGACCGCTTTTGGAACAACGTAGACAGTTCGCTTACTGCGCCCCACCTCGTAGTTATAGGCTTCCAGCGCCAGCGCCGTGGTAGTTTTACCCAGACCTGTGCCAAAGCCCATGATGCCGCGGCCGTCTTCCGACAGGCGCCGGACTTCCGCATTCTGATAGCTCAGAGGAATACGTTTGCCGCTGATCTGCTGCAGCTGCAGCGAGGCAGACGAGTGCTCAAACGGAACGTAGCCGTTAAAGGCGTCGTTGTAGTCGCTGACGACGGTTTCCACGTCCGGGTGCGTGCGCAGCCAGTCGTTGAAATGTGACTCCAGATCGCTGATGCGCTTCAGGTACGCATTGGCATTTACCCCGCGTGGCTTCACGCCATTCAGGTAGTTTTCGAGCTGATTGTAGTAGCCGTCTTTGTAGCTGGCGCGCTTGAACTCGGTCACGCCGCCTTTGCTGGTGACAGAGCGAACCTGGTAGCCAGAGAAAACGCCGTCTTTGCCTGCGTAATTGTCTTCTGCGGTCAGATAACCGTTGTCGTTTTCCAGGTCCTGCGTGTATTTGAAGTCATCAAAGCCCTGCTCGATCAGAAACTCTTTGATCAGGCGGCGGTCCAGCCAGCGGGCATTGAGGTTAACCGTAATGTCTTCGATCGGCGTGTGATTGCGCTTCTCGTTAATGGCTTCCAGCTGGCGGACATAGTTCGCCTTTACCGGGCCATCCGGCGCGTCGTCAATCAGCCCCGCCAGGCGGGTGACTTTGCCGCGCACGTTCCCGCTGGTGGCGCGGGCCAGCGGCATGATGTTGCCGTTGCCATCGAGGGCGATCTCCGGGAAGGTCGCCAGGTGCGCCAGCAGCGCGTCGTCATCCTCCGGCAACTGGCCGGTAAACGCGGTGCGGAAGGCGGCCAGCGCAACCGGAACCATATCAACGTCGCTGAAAAGATGTGATACCACCTGTTCCGGGTTGGTGAAATCAACTGCCACAGCCTCGCTACGGTCGATGGTGCCGTTCAGCAGCGCCGACAGATCGCCTTCACGGCTGACGTTGGCCTGAAAACTCAGCCAGCCCTTTGCGCTGGCGTCAGACAGCCCCACCAGCTTCAGGCCTTTCGGCGTGCCGTACTGGCCCACCTCTTCGCTCACAAGGCGGGCAGCGTCGGCAATGATGCCGCTGGCGTCGCCGCCCAGCATCTGTGTATTCAGCGCGTCATTGATGCGCAGACCGATAATCGAGGCACGCATAACGCGCCAGCGGTGGCCGGGCTTTTGCTGCATGGCGAAACGGATCGCGGCGTGAATGCGATCGTCAAACAGCTGCGGGTATTCCACGCTGGCGGCATACAGGGCGCGGCTGTCCAGCGACAGCATGCCGTTGATGGTGCGCGTTTTTGTCTGCAGGTCGCCAAACGTCGCCGCGCCGAACCGCTCCGCGTCGATCCCGCTCGATGCGGTGGTGGCGTCTTTGATAAAACGAGTGCCGTCATAGGTGTGCCAGACGCCAGCCATGAGGCGCTTATCACCTTCAACCGGCGACTGCCAGACGGCGGCAGGCGTACCCAGCCGATCCCAGTCGATACGGCTATCAAAGCGGCGCGACAGCGCGGCCTTCATTGCCGCATTGGTCAGCTGGCCATCTTTCTTCACCACCAGGATGTTATTGAAGTCAGATCGCTCGGTTTCACCGTGAACAAAGCGACGGCCTTCGGTTTCGAACCACTTGCCCCGGATGAACGTTGGCCATAGCACGCTTGCCGCCTCAAGCGACTGTTCATCGCTATCATGCACCAGCTGCGTCAGCGCTTCGGTATGCTTTCGCAGTACCCACACATCCACCACCGTTGCGGTACCGCTTTCGGCAAACGTGCCGGACGGCATGCGGTGCGCGCCCAGGAACTCCGCCACACGGGAAACGCGATCGCGCAGCTTTTTGTTGTTGCCGCCGCCGTCGATCATGCCGTTCGGCACCACCAGCACCACCAGCCCGCCATACTTCACCTTGTCGATGGTGCGCATCACAAAGTAGTGGCCGACGTTGGTTTCATCGCGGTAAGCGGGGTCGAGCTCGGCAAAGCCAGTGCGCGAGTCGCCAAACGGCACATTGCCTACAGCATGGTCATAACTGTTATCCGGCACGGCTGCCGCCAGCATCTCAAACGCACCTAGGCGAACATCGTCCTCCGGGTGCAGCAGCTGGTTAATGCGTCCGGACGTGTCCGAAATCTCCGCCGACGTCATCATGGCGCCAGCCGGTTTTGTCTCCTGAAAAACGCCAGTACCAGCTGATGGCTCCAGCATGTGACCGCTGGTGATGCCGTAATCGGAAAACAGATCCCAGATACCCTCGGCCATAAACGGCGGCGTGTAGTACTCATACTGACTGCCGCCGCTGCCCTCAAGACCGCCCTCACCACTGTAGCCCGCAAGCACCCGGCGCTGATCGTCGGTCAATTTATTGCCGTCGAAGCCCTGGGGCAGTGAGTTAAGCAGCGCGATCGCATTGTCGTTTGCACTCCGGCGCTCACGCTGCAGGCTCACGCCCTCCCGCTTGGTCACGCCAAACGCTACTACGGTCCGCTGTTTGTGCAGGCGCATGACCAGGCGGATAAGTTCCTCAACCGATCCCGCCTGCTGCACCGCCCTGTTTGCTGGATTTTCCACTGTGTAACTTTCCCTCAGATTGCATAAAGCGAATATGATTTATTGGATTCTAAAGGTTTATTAAATAAGGCGTATAAATTTGACTAATAAAAATAAGGCTTTGTCCGTTTTAAGCGCATTGAGGCAGGCATTCCGGGGAGCGACGACACAGGCACCACAGAGCCTTGCCTGGACCAACGGACAGAATGTGGTCGTCTCACGCTCCGGGCTGGCGGCGATGGCCTACAACGAGGGAAAGGCGGGGGAAATGACTTCCGCTGGTGATAGTCTTTACCTGGGCGCGGAGCTGCCGCTGGACAGGCTGCAGCGCTATGCAATTCTGGAGGAAATGGCGAATAGTCCGACGTGCTCAGCCGCGCTGAATATTCACATCGGCCACGCACTCTCGCCGGATAAAAAAACCGGGCTTGCATTCGCTATCGTGCCGGTCGATCCGTCCGACGAAGAAGGCGCGGCGCGGGCGAAAGAGCTGCAGGACGATCTGGGCGCGATGATTAACCGGCACCTGCCGTCGCTGGCCATGACGATGGCCATTTTCGGCGTCTCCTACGTGCGCCCTTATGCCCGGACCGGGAAAGGGATCACCAGCCTGGAAAACAGCTATTATTCGTTGCCCTACTTCATTCAGGAGTTTTACAAAGGCGATCAGCTGGTGGGATTCGGCGGTGACTACGTGCTGGCACCCGATACCCACACCCGCACACTATCAACCCCGTGGTCTCTGGTTTCGATGAAAAATCCGTACTGGACCCCGACACGCAACGTTCAGCCCGTGACGTCCGGCAATCGTGGTTACTCTCTGCTATCAGAGGAAGAGGACAAGGAGGTTGCGGAGACACAGAACTACGGCACCAGCTTCCTGGCGCATGCCTATGAGCCTTTCCTGAATCTGGTCGGCGCGCTGAATGCGCTGAAGGCAACACGCTACAACGCCGCCAAAATTGACCGCCTTATTGCCCTGACAACCAACTCACTCGATCCGGTGGTCGGTGCGAACTACACCCGCACTGTGTCGCAGACGCTCAAGCGCCACGGCGAAGCACTCCAGAAAAAAGCGGTTAACGGCAACACAATGCCAACCGTTATGAACCATGTGATCCCGGTGATGGGAGAAGGTAAAAACGGCATTACGATCGATACGCAGTCGATACCCGCGGACATTACCGGCATTGAGGACGTGATGTTTCACCTGCGCCAGCTGTGCGCTGCGCTCGGTATCGACTCGACTATGCTGGGCTGGGCCGATCAGATGGCGGGCGGGCTGGGTGAAGGCGGCTGGATTCAGACGGCTATACAGGCGGCACTCCGGGCGCAGTGGCTGCGACAGGGCGCGCAGGAAATGATTTACCGGCTGATCGATATTCACCTGGCATTCAAATACGGCAAAGTTTACCCGGTTAAGGATCGGCCCTATGTAGTTCAGTTCAACTCAATGAACACCGCCATTCAGGAAGAAGAAAACCGGGAATTGGACGCCCGCGCCAACTTCATTACCCTGATGGTGCAGGTCATGGACGCGCTGCAGGCTAACAACAAGCTGGCGGAGAACGACACGTTCATGCGCTACCTGTTCAGCGATCAGCTGAAAATGGACGGCGGCACGCTCGACAAAATGCTGGCGGAGTTTGAGAAGAGCAGGAAGAAGGCGGACGCGCAGGATGAGGAAGGCGGTAATGGCAGCATGATGAATGAATCAGCGCCTGGCGGTTCGGATCCGGAAAGCTGGACGCATGACGAGCTGGTGGCATTTGCCCGTTATGTGACAACACCCGACAACTGACCAGCGTTTAAAAAAACCGCACATCCAGGGGATGTGCGGTTGATAAACGCCTTATCAATGCGATACAGAAGGATGTGAAATAAGAGTGATATTTAGCCGTCCTGTAAATCAATAACCCAGAGAGACTGACAGGCAGCTTATTTTTTCTGCGGCTTTCGGGCGGTGTTTAATAAAACAGACGCATCAGATTCAGCTGCATTTATCTCAGGAAGTGCCGCGCAGTATGGACACGGCATCACCCCTTTGTAACTTCGTTTTGCCACGCTCAGTGCCTGTAACAGTGAATAACAGCTGCCAATAAATGTCCTGCCTTCCTTAGCGGGTAGCCGGGGACAGTCAATCCGGTGCAGCAGTAACCCGCTGTTACCGTGGTCACTGACGTAGAACTTTATGGCGCTGTACATGCCATATCCTTTTGCTGCGTGTAATGGAAGTACCATTCGGAATTGTTGCTATTCGTAATTATCCATAATCCGTGATAGCCGCAGTCGTGTCTATGTAAAATTTATATATCGAACTTTTTCACATTAGCTCGTCTGCGTTAACAAAATTTAGCACTCTAGTTTTAATTTTAAAACATTTTTTAGTGAACTCTATATTTATCCTGTCCTAATCACCATTCGCATTGTTTACAATGTAATCACTTAGTGGCATGTAAATCCCTGAATTTCAATCTTTACATCGGAAAATCTTAGCCAATTCAGTATATCTAATGAGAATTATGCTAGGCTAAAAAAGCCATGTAAAAATGAATTTTACTGCATTGCATTTTATCGCCCTACCTAAACTCATTAAATAAAACAAGAGGTAATTTTACCCTGATCATTAAAATTATTGCTTCCTGTTTAGTTAACACCAAAAATTATTATTAAGGGTTATTATGTTAATGCTTAATAACATCTTAATTGCAGGCAAAAAAAACCGCACTTGAGTAAGCCTTCGTGCGGTTACAGACAGCCACTTTTCAGAAAGCTGCTTTGCGATATTGGATGCAGCTAATTAGGCCAGTCATAAACAAAATGTTGTACAGCAACAGCCTCAACACCTTTTTTAATTTTCACAACCTGCTGCGGACCGGCCTGCTCCCGCGCAATTGCCTGTTTCATCAGTGGAGCAGCAGGCTTAACAGGCTGGCATGCCTGCGTCGCTATCGCCTTCTTTGCTTTGGGCGCAGGCCTCTTTTTAGGTTTCTGACTGAGATTAAGCAGTCGCTCCTTGCGGGAGTCTTTTTCTTCAGGATTCTGGATTTTTAAACATTCTGGGCATCGCTCAGAATTACTGTGATGGCCCAGTGCCACAGTCATTGCCTGTTGCGGGGTGTAGAGCGTGCCGATAAATATCCGGCTTTCAGGCGTTTTTGGGAGAAGTTTACAGCCTTCACGGTGCATCAGAATACCGCTTTCATGGTGAAAGCAGACATAGTATTTCTTAGCCTCTAACATGCTAATTCCTTTATGCAATATTGATCCTGTTTAAACAGGAGAAAGATAATGATATTGATTATTATTATTGGTAGTTGGTCTGCGGGTATGGAGCCTGTAAATTCAGCCTGGCACTAAATTTTACGTACCCGAATGAGAATCCGAGGCGTACAGAGTTAATCAAAGTAAATTAACGGACGCAACCTGAACCGGACCTGATATCTCAGCCATAAGCAAAATCATGACGCTTCAGTGTAGCAGCGAAATAACTCTCCAGTCAGCTGAAATAATGTCGTCAGGAGTAGGATCATAAAAAGACAGTACGCCTGACTCGCTCATGACAATAAACTGCCTCTGACTGTCAGCGTCTGTTTCAGTGAATACATGAACAGGTGTATCGCCCCATTTGGTACGACGACAGATATTACTGTCCGTCTGGCTGATAGCTGTCATGGCGTGGTTGAAACCTGTTTCCGCCTGGGGTGGCGTGTCGGGGATATCAGACATGAAATGCTCCCTGTGCTTTGAGACGCGTCACAACGGGAGGTTCCAATCTCCGGGTGGTGACGTTGACAGGGTTGGAACTACCGGTGCACAAGAAAACCGGCCTACCCGAAGGTAGCCCCACCAACGCCACCATTGATACGCCCGGATTCATCCGGACGTGGTAGCGCCGAAGGCACTATGTGCCAGTTCTTATGCTTTGGCAGGGTTCCAATCCTGACCGCTAAACTCATGCGGCGCGCACACTATAGCCACCATGCTGATAAATTCAATATGTCTTATGTGAAATTATCCACTGGTCATTAGATCCAGATGCGACTGAATAATCGCTAACCTCATAAATTACAACCTTTCTACCATCCCTTCGCGCTGGTGATCGCCTGCGCTGCCGCCGCTTTGCGGGGTATCCCATTGTGATTATGAGGTTTTTATGAACACTCTCCGCACTGTTACGGACCGTTTTTCTCTGATTGATAAAATCCGCCGCTTCACGCCACAGAATGACCGCAATTACCTGCTGCGCTCTGTCCGCGAAACGTTCGCCAGCCCCGAAACCCTGGAGCGAATCCAGCTGGGGGAAATGTTCGGGTATTACGGCCACGGACGCCGTGCCGCCTATTACGCCAAGACCGGGCGGCTCAATCTGCCGGAATTTGCAGTTGTCATGATCGACGGCAAGCCGGTGACGCTGGAAAACGTGCCGTCTAACCGGACGCTTGAGGCCAGCGTGGATGATAACGGTATCGTGACGCACGTTCAGGAGATCCTGGACACCGAGCCTGGCAATATCGTTGACGGCATGAACCGTTCCCGCGCCGGTGGCTGGTCATGGGCGACAGGCGGCGATGACAACGCCATTTCCAAAGTGACCAGCTTTCACGGCTTCGATTATGTGACCAATCCGAACTATATCAGCCAGGATCACCCTGCTCTTCTGCTTGAATCGGCCAGCGAACGCGCTGACGCGATGCACGCGGGCCTGATGGAAAAGGGGTATTCAGAGAACCAAGCGGCTGACATTATCCAGCACTTTGAAACACTGCGCGGCCAAGCGCCAATGATGGAGTCTGCTGATTCTTCGCTGATGGAATCTGCGCTTCACATTGAGCATGGAAAGCGTCTGGAGCTGGAGGAACGTCTGCGAAATGCGCAGCTGATGATTGAGAACGCAGGCACTGTCGCAAAGGCACGCCGCCGAATTATGAAGGATGCGCTGGCTAACATGCCGCTTTTTTTAAGTAAAGCCCAACAGGCGGCACTATGCCGGATGGATACGCCAGAAGACGCGCAGATCGTCGCGGCAATGCTGGAATCAATCGGCACAAGTGCAACGGCAACGCTGCCGATCGGAACCGCCTACCAGCACACATTACCAGAGACGCGCCCGCCAGCCGTGGCCTCAGCACCGCTGCTGTGGATTAACCTAAGATAAGAAGAGGAAAAAGAAATCGTGCCCTGAAAATAGGGGCACGTTTTAGTGATAACTAAAAATTAGGAAAAAACTGAGTGTTGATCCTTTATCGGATCACGTTTATCATCCGGCCTCAAATTCAGTTTAGCGGCTGAATATGAAGACGAAAAAAAATCGCCTGTTAGCGCAGACGATTTTTAAACAACATTGCGTGGTTTAGCGGACCACACCGGCGTTGTGCCGTACAACTTCTTTGGTAGGAAGTTGCTTTTAAACCACTGACTCAGGCATTGCACCTGTTGTCTCGTGGAGGACACCATCTCTTAATTCCCAGTAGCAGGGAGTTAAAGCGTGCCCGTATCCCAAACAGGAAGGAACAAAAAATAATGTCCAACTTGAAGGAACAAAAAGCGTGCCTATAGTAGCTAAAAGCGCCGATCCCGGCAACACTTTTCCCGTACTTCGCTCAAATAACGAGCACAGATCTGTCCGAATTACAGGCTTTGATCTCACCCCTATTATCGAACTTTCCCCCCTCCCAAAGTCAGTTACCCGTGTCTTAAAATTCGCCTGCAATCTGGCCGGTTCCACGTCCGATTTCATCATCGTCAAATCGCTCAGGAATTTGGCCGAAGAAGCCGGTTGCAGTATCTCTACCGTTCAGCGTGCTTATCGTGCTGCAGTCAAGTTGGGGATCCTCAGCTATGAAGAGCAGCGTGACGAGAAAAATCATAGCGTCAGCAAACCCAGTAAATACACGTTTACCAGTAAAGCGCTGTCCTTTGTCCGGGCCAGCCTGGAAGCCCTGAAAGAGGCAAATCTGAAGCCGTCCGGACGCCAGACCATAGTCCGGAGAGTTATCGCTAACGCCTTCTTTAAAAACGATTTTATCCACAACACCCCTAGTCAGAATGAACAGGCTCCCCCTGGTCAATCTGACCAACAAGAATTAAGAGATTCCTCCAGTAAAAGAGAAATACAAAATGGGGAGCCATTAAATTCTGTGATTGAAAAATCGTCAGAACCACAACCGGCCGCGGTGAAAAAATTCGGGATCTACCAGAACACGCAAAAGCAGCTGGCAGCAGCATCGTCAGCAGCACAAAATGAGCGAAGCGCAGAAGAGTATCAGCGTAAAGGTGGCGTACTGCATGAAGCCTACCAAGCGCTTAAGTCCACGTTCAGGGCAAAGCCTGCTGGTGGCAGGATGCCGAAAGGCCGCCGCTACTCTGACCCATTGAGCGGCAGCTTTTCGGCGGGTTTGGATTACTCAGTCATACCTGAAGGCTTTCGAGGCTGTTAATCGGTAACAGTGCCACCAGCGTTCACATAGGCCGTCAGCAGCGCTTCAATCTTGTGCGTTTTCTGACCATAAGGTGAGCCAGTGAGCGAGGCCCAGATATCATTGGTTTTACCGATCGCCGTGCGGATCCGCCCTGCCAGTACGTCTGCATAAGCACCCTGCTCTTTCAGCAGCTGATCGAGTAACCGCTCCTGTGAGGCAGGACTAAAGTCAGGCAGACACAGCTGCTTTTTGTAGGCAGGCCAGTAACGATAAAGCTGCTGATAGCGGCCCGCAGCAGTAGACGCCAGGCTTTTTTGATTGAGCTGTTTTGCAGGGCGATGTGCAAAGGGGTGATCGCTAAAATCGGTGAAGATTTCGCCCTGTTTTTCGCCCAGCCCGGTCACGATGACGTCATAGCCACGCATACGGGTTAACGGATGAGTACTGGTGCCTTCGGAAAAGGCCAACATGTCGCCAAAGGCTTTACGGTTTGGGGATTGGTCCATTATGGTTCCGCTCTCTGTGTTGATGAAGAGACGGACTGTATGGAGTTTGTATTTTGCAGCGGAAAAAAAGCCGCATTTGTTCTCTGGCGGGGTAACTCGCATACGCGCTATCGCAAAAAAATGGATTTGACAAATATTAGTAATTGTCTGACTTTAAGTAATCATTCACAGCATAGCCGGGCTGGTCAAAGGGGCTAAATGCGCATGGATGTTATTAAAATACTAGCCATCAAGAGTTCTCTATCACGGATGCAGAAAAATGAAGTTCATAAATAAAGCATATGAAGATTTAGTTAAAGATCTAATTAGTGACGCCTTTTACTTAGAATCCAGATCAAATATCGGTAAAATCTCTACAATTCGACAATATGCAGAAGTTGTCGTACGAAAATTAGGCGACTTCCCTAAAAACGAAGACGTTACACTCGGTAATTTTAAAGTTATTAAGAAATTAAAGGATGTGAGTTCTGATGATAAATTTTTAATGGGGGCTGTTAGAAAGCTACAGAAATTAGGGAATAAATGCACCCATACAAAAAACCCACAACCTGTTCTTGATACTGATGTAGATTCTGCAATTAAAGCATTATTTAAATTGTACGCAAGCTTGTTTATTTTGTATTTTAAAAAGTATAAATTTGGTTCCAGCAGTGAAGTTGTGTCCGCGTTTTCCATACTCCCTCCAATCATTAGGTTTTTTGTTCTCGACAATCTCTATAACTATAAAAAGGACAATATTTTAGTTATTGATAAGTTATGTTTAGTTCTGCTCAAAGCGTTTGACAAAAAGGACGCATTAAGTTGGCTAAATAAAAGGAAAAGTGAGTTATCTAGCATACTTCCTTACACGGATGAAGCTATTTCCGCTATTGAAGTTGCTTATGGAAAACCGCAAGCGGAGTTAGCTGTTGCTAATGCCCCTGCAAATATGTACATTTGTTGCCTAGAGCGTTTGGAGCAAGTCGCCTTAATGCTAGAGAGTCAAGGATTGCTTTACAATAACTTTGAGCAGGCAAAACCACTCTACTTAGATAAAGGGATTCTTGATAAGAGTAGTACTGAGAATGAAGAATTTAATGACATAATGGAATTTGTTTACTTAGGGCGAAAAGACGAAGTAAATGAAAAGCTTAATAATAAGCATTTATACAGCATTACGGCTTGGAATAAATAGCTCAACTAAAAAGGCGTTCATCGGACAAGCGGTTGAACGCGGCGTTAATGTCTGCTCCTCGCTCAAACAGACGGTCAAATTTAATGATGTGATGCCAGTAAAACTGTCAGCTCAAGTCTGAGCTGACGCATTATGAGCCATTAAAAGTTAGTCCTTTGCCGGCGTGCTCACAGACTCGAACATGGCAAAGTTTAACCCCTTACCTTCGCCAAATTCTTCTTCGATCTCCCCGGATACGGCAGTCAGAACGTCGGTAAGCGTCAGCTCGCCGCCGCCGAACATATCTCCCAGCGCCTGCTGCTGGTGTAACAGCTCGTCGTTGATCTTCTGCGCCATTTTTTTAAACGCGGCCCCGATACGTTTGGCGCTGCGGTTATTTGCCACGATAAACAGCGCCAGTGCCTCGGCCTCTTTGCTGGATTCCTCAAACAGTCCCTGCTGTGCCAGCACTTCCTGTATGGCCTGCCCGCTGTCTTTTGCCTGGCGCACCAGCTTAATAGCATCCTGCAGCGCGGCGATTGCCTGCTGATCAAGACCATCCACCGACTGCACCCCGTCTACCAGCCCGGTGACGGCCTGCCGGTGAACGTCTCCGGACAGCATCTGCATCTGCGCAAACTCGCTGGCCGCCGTATTGAGTGCCGTCAGGATGTTGCGCATTTCAGGATCCGGCTCTTCAGAAACCAGCTTAACCAGGCGTTCATCCTTGTAGGCGCGGGCAAAGATCGCATTCTGCATGCGGTCAATCAGCTGCTTCGTCGGGCGCCCGTCTTCGGTCAGCAAGCCTGCGGTCGCTGTGTCGCCAATCTCTTTCATGAATGCCCGGATAAAACCGTCGTTTGAGCGTGCCAGAAGGTTGCCGTCGTCGGACGGATTGAAGATGGCCATCAGACGCTCATCAAGCATTTCGGCATCTACAAAGGCCTTCTCACTCGCTGCCATTTCCTGTAAATCGGAGAGGTTGGAGTCTTTCGCAAACTGCGCACGGTCAACATCGGTAATGCGCTCACGCACCAGTACCGGCATGTCCATTTGCGCGATATCCGACGCTTTAAGGCCGTAATCTTTTGCGTGCTCAATCAGGTACTGCCTGTACTCGTCGGCCTGTCCCTGCTCATAGGCGCGTGTGATCCCCATCGAGCGGCCATTGCCCGACTCCACCACGTTATCAGCGCCCACGATTGGCGCGCCGTGGCTGCTCATGCCTGAATCAGTCAGCTTCGCCGGTCGGAGGTTATCAGGAGGGGCGCTGGCTCCGGGACCGGATCGGGTGCGCTGGTGGCGGGTGCTGGTGCAGCGCCATAACCCAGCTGGAGCATGATTGCCTCCATCTGGTCATTGAGATCCAGCAGGTCCAGCCCCTTTAAGGTCGGCGCTTTGATAATCAGCTCGTCCAACTGGTCGGCTAAATCCAGCTTTTGCAGTGCGGTTAAGCTCATGCGGCCACCCCATTACGCTGCACGGCCACCAGCAGATCGCTCAGGTGCTGCACGGCGTCATTGACCAGGGACTCGTTTTCATCAAACACGCCCGCGGCCGTCAGTGCTGCAATTGCCTCGCGGACCTGATTACGGCCAGCGCGGATCACGTCCATATCGTCGGTATCGAGCGAGGTCAGCCCCTGGAGATAATCGATCGCTTTCTTCGCTTCGGTATCAGCCTCCGGCACTGGCTCCGGTTGTGGCTCCGGTTGTGGCTCCGGTTGTAGCTGTGGCTCTGGCTCAGCGGTACTCAGTTCCTCCACCAGTGGGATACGCTTGCCAGTGACCATTGCCGCCTCTACTGCCTTCAGGTACTCAGGACTCTGATTAGCCGCCACATAATCCGCCGCCACCCTCATCTGCTCACTGTCATAGCCCTGCGCTTCAGCCCAGGCATTTACAAGATCAGACGCCCAGCCGACGAGATCACCCAGGCGCTTCGCTGCCATCCAGAATGGGTCTGTCGTTTCTCGATCGTCAGTCACGTCAGTCTTTTCCTGCTTTGGCTCACCTGCGGCCAGGGTCTGCAACCTGGCATCAATGGCCTGATTGAAATAATCCAGGTCTTCACCTTCCGGGTATGCAACGCCGATCAGAATTTTACGGGCAACCATGCGCACCTGTTTTGCGTAGGTGTCCTGGTCCTCTGCCGACATTTCAAGGTATTGTGCGGCGTAATCACTCATCTTGGCGGCCACGGCGTCGGCCAGCGCATCAAGGTCCGCATGCGTCGGGATCAGCTTCAGTTCAAAGTCGGCAATCTCTTTATCGGTCAGCGGACGGTCGTAGGAAATAATGCCGTTGCGCGCAACGCCGCTGTACGGCTGGCCCGCTGCTGGCTGATCTGCAACTGAGGTATATTCAGGCGGTACTGCGCCGATACCCACTGGACGGTTTACCAGCGCATAGCGCCAGACGGCTGCAGGTGTGACAGGTTCCGGTTGTGGCTGTGGTTCAGGTTGTGACTGTGGCTGTGGTGCGGGTTCTTTTACAGGTAACTCAGCGCCATTCATCCAGTCGGATTTGAGCTGCTTCCAGGCTGCCATAAAGAGCGATTTATCCCCACGATCCACTCCATAGAACAGCGCAATATCACCATATTTCTCGCCTGCTTCTTCGGTCTGAGAGTTAGTAAAATCTTTATCCAGCTCCTTCTCTGCATAACGCATGAAGTCCTCTGGCCCCTCAACAGACATAAGCAGGCGCCCGTCACGCTCCGCGCCTTCGCCTTTGGTCATTTCAGTGGCACGCGCTGACAGCTTACGTTGCCCAGGCGTTGGCTCTGGCTCTACCGGCGCTGCCGCACCTGCCGCAACGCGATATGACTCCGCCGCGCCGGTGCGGTAGGCTTTCAGCAGTTTGGTAGCCGCTTTACCCATCTCTGCGCCCTGGCTGGATTTGGACGGCATTTCAAACGTGGTCCCGTCGGCTTCGGTGATGATCACCTTGCCTTTAAGCTCTCCGTCCTGGTCATAACTGTGATAGCGGACCGTCGCGCCGTTGCTCAGCGTTGCCTGTCCGTCCATGTTCAGGCGCGCTTTAACCTGAATAGTGCGATCGCTGAAAGTGTCCGTGCTCTCAGGCTCACTGGCTTTCGCCTGCTGCAGCGCCGCCAGCTGTCCGGTAAGGTCGTCATTAATCTGGCGCTGTGCCGCGACTTTGCCGCGCAGCGTCTGCTCATTATCCTGCTGCATCTGCACGCGCGCGGTTTGTGCATCCACCACCTCCAGCAGTGCAGACTGCTGCTCCGCCAGCTTGTCCGTTTCGGCTTGCGTGGTTTCCACTTCGGCGCGCAGCTTCGTCTGTGCGTCCTTCTGCTTTGTGAATTTGCCGCTGTTCTTCTCGATCAGGTTAGAAAGCGCCTGCGTAACCTGCTGCAGCGATACATCCCGTCCGCCGATTGGAGCCACAATGTGCGTCACATCGCGCCTGTTGATCAGGAACTGAAACGCCACCAGCGTATCCTGATTGCGGATTTTGCCGTTGTCAGCGGTCGGAGAGTGGAACACCAGCGACACGCTTTGCCCGTCTGATAATGGGATCAGCGCACTCATAACCGGTATGCTGGCCACACGGCGCACTTTACCAATCACCGCGCCGCCCACGGTTTTCTGCCCGGTTGTATCCGCGCCTGCGTCGTCTGTTCCGGCGCTGATACTGGTCCCATTCAGTCCACGGTTTAAGGCCTTCACAAAGGCGCGCATGGTTTGCGCCAGCCGCATACGCTCGGTGCTGATCGCTTCGAACATCGCACCCGGTACCAGGCTTTCATTTCCCAGATAGGTATGATCGATATCGTCGATCGTGACGCTTTCCAGCATCATATCCGCGCTGCTGCCAGTCATCAGGCCGTCATAAACAGCCTGCGCCAGCATTGCGCCCGGTGTGTGGCTCTGGAGGTCCAGCACCATGCGGTTGCTTAAAATCTCATTCATCATGCTGCCTCTTCCAGTTGGGCGATTTGCTCTTTCAGCTGACGGGTGATCGCCTGCTCCTGATTAAGCTCGGTCTGTAAGCTGTCCGCGTTTTTTTGTGCCGCGTCGGCAGCCCGCGTCAGCTGGTCCGCTTTAGCCTGGGTTTCCGCGATCCCCGCTTTGTACGCGTCACGCTGCTGTCGCACTTCTGCCAGCATCTGCACTGACGATTTCACGCCGCGCTTTGGCTGCGGTGAGTCGTCCTTGCTGGCAGCGGCGCGTGCCATCTTGCGCGCCAGCGCCTTCTGAAATGCCGTCGAGCCTTTCTTAAATAGCGCGGCCAGCTGGCGGCCCAGGTCGGGGATCGTGGTGACGTGGGTAAACGGCACATTTTTGCCGTTCAGCTTCAGGCCGGAAATGTCGCCGCTGTCGTTGACCTGCACGGTCATAACCTGCTCGTCCATGCCGGTGAGGCTGAAGGTTTTAGTGAGAACGCCATCCTTTTTCCGGGCTGCGCCGGCGGCGGTGATTTTGGCTATTTCAAAGCCGCTGGTGGCGATCGCCTTTTTCAGCTTCGCCAGGCCCTTCTCGTTGAGCTCGTCAAAGCTCAGCAGGACGTAGGTTTTAGGATTCGACACGGTATTCCCCCTGCTCTGACTGGCTCAGCTGGTAGGTTCTGGTGACGGTATCCTGCAGCGGGAAGATGCGATAAAGCGGGTTCAGGCGGCTGTTACCGTGGGTAACGCGTATTGTCAGTGACCACTCGCCCGGTTCCAGATAGCGCGTGTCGATCAGCAAAAACTCTTCGCTCACGCCTTTTGGTGAGAGATCCAGCGTGCGCTGTTTGCCAGAAATGACCACTGTCGGATCATTACTGTCGCGCAGCCAGTACTCAATTTTGGCTCCCGCGAGTTTACCCACGCAGGCAATGTTCAGGCGGACCGGGAACGCCAGTGCGTTGCCGCGCACGGTAGCCGTACCACATCCCAGCAAGGACACTTTTTTACGGGCAAAGGCGCAGCGATCGACAACCATCGCCGCCGCCATCGCTGTGATAAACAGGTTCTGGTAATCAATCATGGGCCGGAGCCTCCTTTTGACCCAAATACGCCGTTTATTGCCGCAATGAGTCGTTCTTTAAACACGGTTGAGAGTTCACGCCAGTTGTTGCTTGCAACCAACACGGCGAGGTAAATCACGATTTCGTCCAGTCCCTGCTGGCGGGCAAAGAAATAGGCTGTGAGGCCCGTAATCAGCGCCAGCACAAGCTCGGTGGTAAAGTTGAATACTGTCGGTCGGATCCGGTATTCGCGCACTCCCAGCAGGAAAACGCCTGTGCCACTCAGCAAAGACAGGAGAAGCGAAACCGCGAGCATTTTTTCTACATCGGTCACATACCCCCCTTAGCACCTGGTAATCAGGTGGCGAGAGGGTACGGAGTCTGTAATTTAGAGAGGTAAAGAAAAACAGCGCCCGGAGGCGCTGTTTTGATGAGGATTAGAAGACTGCCGGTGGTGCAGGCCAGGCAGATTCTGGCACGCTGCCGATATCTGTTTCTTTCAGCTGCCGGATGTAGTTCATCCACTCCACCAGCTGCTTCTTGTCAGTGTCCGGCAGCATGCCAAGAGCCAGTTCCGCCTGCCAGTCGCTGATGTAGGCCCGCGCTTTTGCCAGTAGGGAATTTCTGGTGCGCTCCGCCATTTCCTGCAGCTCTGCGGCGGTATGCTCATACGCCTGTATTTTACCGTTATGGTAAATCCACCCGCCTGATCTATCCATGCCATCAGGAATATCGGAGGCGTCCACCTCTGCCACCCAGCAGTTGATTGGCCACAGCTTTGAAACATCCATGTCAAAGCTGACAATCCGGCCTGCTTCGTCATAGACAATCTTCATCGTATCTGGCGAAAACCGTGGTTGAGATTCATACCAGTCCTGGCCGCTTTTGCATCGGACGAAAATGATATTCATTTCAGTTAACGACTTTAACTTAGCAGCCAGTTCTAATTCCTCTTCAGATGAGGATTCCGTAACTACCGGAATATCTGGCGTATATACTTCAAAAGGTCCAAAATTTAACATGTTATTCCTTACGCAAAGCCTGCCGTATACCAGCCGCCGTTGATACAGTACTGAACGCATCGCGCAGTCACGACATCTATATATTGATCCTGGTTGTCGTTTCTGGCAGACGTTAAAACGTAGCCACTCTCTTCAGTAATACCCGGTCCGTTCCAGGACCCAGCTTGTTTAAAACCGGCAAATCTGACGCCCGTTACAAATCTTCCAATTATAAAATTATAGAGGTATCCACCCCATAGCGGACCCGATAAATTTCCGTCCGGATGTATAACAACCTGTCCATTACCAGAGCGAAAATAGTTCTGAGCAATAACATCGCCACCTGAACTGATGTTTGCGTTTACAGTTAGGTTGCCACCTATACCCACACTATGGCCCATATTAACGTTGCCAGTAGTGCCGCTAAAACTAAACGGTCTGAGATTGTTATAACCGCCATCGGGATCGTTCTGGTTTGTGACCATCAAGTAATAGTTTGCGCCATCGAACCTGTGGATCATACCGATGCCGCTACCGCCAGGTGGGCGGATACGCAAGCCGTTTGCATCTTCGGTGACAAATCGTCCGTAAGCGTAAATCTGATTAGGACTAAAGCGTGCGGTCAGCGCATTATTCGCATAAAAATCAAGAAGACCATCATTAGGGCAAACAAATCCCGTATCATTATCTCCTATATTGATTGAAGCACTGGAGCTAGCAAAAACTCCTGTACCTTCGTTGCCAATACTTATACGGGTAGATGTAAATAATTTCCCCCTCGCATAAATGGCGTCATCAAAGTGTGCATCTTTATCAACGATTAACTGCCCTATAATATGCGATTTCGCATTAACATTCAGAAGACCGGCAAGAATATTCATGGTTGCCTGACCAGATATGGTTGCATTAGTCGGATCAACCAGAATGCGTGCATCAAAGTCATTCATCTGTGAAACTGATGAGTTGAAGTCAATATATGGGTTCTGTGAAATAAGACTGACCTGTCCTCTAAACTCTGCCGCATTACTAGCTCGTAATATATCGCTAACTTCCAATCCGCCTTTTACCGCTAAGGTTATATAACTGGCCGGAAGAGTTGTATCCACACCACCAATGATGGTCTGTCCGCGAATATAGTTTGGCGCGGTTCCCTGCATAAACAGGTTCCAGCGGCTTAATCCACTGCGTGCTGCCTGACGGCCTTCAAAAGCATAGGCTGTTGCAATACTGGTACTCGTTTTGTCATAAGAACGGAATGAGGATAAAAGCGCGACTGCAGCATTGGTGTTTACAATGCTGCTATTACCCCAAAACTCTACCAGGTCAGCCACAGTCTGCCCGGTGGAACCATCACCTACGGACAGTTCCACTCCGAAGCCAACACCGAGAGTCTTTGCCTCTGCGCCAATGTTTGCATAAGCCATTGCTGCAATCTGCGTCGAACCCGACATATTGCCTTTGCCGGGTGCGGAGTTTCCGATTGTCAGCATACGGCTTGTGCTGTCACTGCCGCCGCCAAGTGCAAGGTGGCCTTTGTCGCTGAAAAGCGCGATATTCTGGTTCCACGTTACACCGTTATTCCGGCTATCCACATCGAGACGCAGGCTGCTACCCTCGCCTCTCAGGCGGAAGCCCGCTGCTTCTGCGTCGCGATCGATAAAGGTGACTGTAGGCGCAAAGCTGTTAACTGTGATCCCCTGAGTGCCGTCACTGCTGCTGCCTGTTACCACCAGCGCGGCATTAGTCAGATCGCCTACTGCGGTTGCGCCTTTTGCCAGCACGTTTACCGGGCCGGTAAAGTCAGCGCCCCTGTTTACCGTAAGGTTGCCGCCGACAACCGCATTGTTCAGGAGATTCATTGTCGAAACATTGGTTTCGCCGGTACCGTCGCCTGACAGGGTGAGCCATGTACTCGTGATTGAGTTACCCCAGGTCACGGCATCGTTGCTGTCCCTAGACTGGCCGAAATACCAGTGCAGCGTGTCATCTGACTTTTTGCCGCGCAGATAGTAGGCTTTGTCTTTGGAGGCTGGCCGCAGTTGTAACGTAGCAACGTCTGAGGTAAAGGATCCCGCACCATCAGAAGTCAAGCCACCACCACCGATGATAGCCAGTCCGCCAGCCCCCTGCAGTGTGGCTAAGCCGTCTCCGCCGTTCAGAGCGAGACGTGCGGTAATGACGCCGGTTGACGAGCGCGCATCTACCACAATTTTTCCGCCACCGTGGGTCATGTTTGTAGTGGTAATGCCACCGAGAATCCTGCCGCTCCAGGCATCACCACTTAATGCCGCAACCCGGCCAACAATCTGCATCACGTCCGTTTCATACGTCGGCGGCTTATCACCCAACTGATCGGTCCGTAAAAACGTCATCGACGGAACTGAAGGTTCAGAACGAATCACTCCAATACGATATCCGGCACTGATTTGAGAGCCAACTTCCAGATTTTTTGAGACTGTCAGTTTTGGCGTATTGATGCTTGATAGCTGGCTGGTGCTGGTAATGTCGTTGTTATCGCCCGCCTTTGCCGCGCCCGCCCTGACCAGATCGGCCAATGTCATGCTGGCGCTGTCCATCACCTTACGCCAGCCGTTTTTGTCCGCGCCAGCTGACAGCCCGGACCACACCCAGGCGCCTGAAACTTTGCCCGCCGAGCGCCAGTACAACATGCCACCCTGTGCAACCAGCAGCTGCAGCAGCGAAGCGTCAGCGTCATACTTTCGGCGCATGTTAAACAGCTGACCGCTCAGCGTCTGCGTGGTTTTACCGAGATCAACCGGGCCATCGTTAAAGGTGCCACTCAGCGTCCAGAAAGCATTCTGTTCCGTCACTGATACGTCGGCCAGCGAGGTGATTTTGCTGTCCAGAACAAGAGACGGCGCGCCTACACCAAATGCACCCACGGCCATGAGCGCACCCGGCGTCATATCCAGCGGGTTTGTCTGCTGATCCGCCTGTGCAGCGGTACCGAGGCCGAGGTGTTTACGCGCCTCCGGCACGTCTGGCAGATCAGCCAGATTTTCACTGGCGACCAGCTGCTTCTCATTGACCAGCTGATCCAGCTCGATGTTTTCCCGGAACATCGCTTTGTCGTGAATATCCGAGCCGTTATTGGCAATGACCATGTTGTTATCGATCATACCTTTGAGGATTTTCAGCCCCTTAAGGTTGGCCGCAATCAGCTCATCATCGCTGGTGTAGATCGAATCCAGCGTAATACCGACCTGCCGGTTGATGCGGTAGTTAGTGACGATCATCGCCTGAGTAACCTGCGTGGTGCCGGTTGGCACCAGTACGCGGCAGAGCTCCAGCTGGTTCGGCTTCAGCGCAACAGAGATATCCTGCGCAAATACGCGTGCGGCCTCAACCGTTGAGGTGATATCAACCTGGTCAGTCTTAACGCCCAGTTTGTAGTTTGCCTCCAGCACAATGCGGGTAGTTTTGCCCGCCATGACTGGCAGTATCAGATCGGCCAGGTGCTGAACGGTGATCTGATGCGCGTTCACATCGATCGAGGCCGCACCCTGCCCGCCTTCTGCCCCTTTCGAAGTAACGACAACATTTAGCCCGGAACCGGCGACCGGCGAGAAGCCGAGGTAAAAGCCGGATCGCACTATGCCTTTCAGTTTTCGGTTCAACGCGGAACTGGTGTAGGTCTCCAGATACTGCATATCGGCCGACAATGGCGCAGTGCCGTAAGCCTTCCCCGCCATAACGCCGATATCGGTAATTTCATTACTGCTCATGTGCGTTACGCCGTTTTCTGTTCGATGGTGACGATAAGGCGGTAGGCCTTACCACGGAATACGGTGTCTTGCTGCAGGCACAGCACGGCAAAGGCGTTGCCGTCAGCGTCTACCAGCGTCAGCGTATTGAGGTCATAGGCTTTGCCTTCCGGAAGAATGGCTTCATCCAGCTGAATGGTGATCGAGATATCTGCGCCGGTGCTGGTGAGAACCAGAGGCGTTTCAGTGAATTTACCGGTCAGGTTGTCGTTACTGAACGTGGAAGGAATATCAGCGATGTTCCAGCCGCCAGCAGCATTACTGCTAACCAGCGTGGACTTGCCCCAGTAGGCTTTCACCATCTGAAATCGGGATCCCTTGCCGATGGAGGATTCGGCTCGACGGATGTAGTAATAATCCAGCAGCTTCGCTTTAAACAGCTTGCTGCTGACAGAGATAGTATCAGCCATAAAAAAGCCTCTCAGAGATAAGAGGCCAGAGGGTATGGAGTTTGTAAAATCCGATGGTCAACTACGCGACAAATTGCTCATAAAAAAGCGTAGAGATCGTGCTGGTGCCATTGCCGTCGTCGGGCAGTGCCAGGACAAACTCCGGCGTCCCATCAAAGGGAAATGCCATTGTCACACTACTGCCGTCCGTACCGGTTGCTGTGACGCCCTGGCTATCGCCCTTCAGAATACCAATGTACTGCACACCATCTTCAGTGAATAATCGGGCGCGACTGTCTGTGCCTGCGCTGGCTATATCAATCGGTGCTGGCGCTGCGTCCGGCCTGGCTCGGTAGTCATTCGTCCAGGCATCAGCGGCAAACATATCATAGCGTTCGCAGCGCCTTACCTGCCGCAGCGGCACTGAGGGAATATCAAACTGCTGCTGTGTGGCCATGTGCAGATTTTTGATCTCAGACTGGAGATCCGCGTATGACAATTTAGCCTGATAGTCGATACCGGCGCTCATGAGCGTGATGCTCTCAGCGTCGGCGCTCAGCTCAAACGAGATAAAGAGCGCTAAGCCGTCAAACACGATGTGAAGCGGTAGCAGCGGCGCAATGATCCGGTCAAACTGTGTCAGCAGCTTCTGTACGGCTAAATCCTGCTCCATATAGCCATACCGCTCATAAAGCTCATTCAGCGCCACCGAGATTTGCGCCCGTGACGTCAGGAAGAACTCGCCATACTTCTCTTCTGCAATCGCCAGACCTTCTTTTGTGGTAAAGAAAGTTCCATAGGGTGCCAGATCCTGATCCACCGGCGCATACAGTTCCTGCCAGCTGACCGGCAGGTTATCGAACTCGCGCCAAAACGTTGAAGTGATCGGCTTATCGGTGCCTTTAAAATGCACTTCGTCCAGGCGCTGCGCCAGCAGCACAGGCCTGCTGGTGTCCGTGGTTTCCGCCACGATGAAGAAGCGGCCATATTCGCTCATGCGCAGCGTCAGATCGTCCTTGTCCATCGTGTAGTAGCTTTTGCGGTTGGTAATACGCTCCAGAATCGGCTCTACCGTGTCCTCAAAAATATTCTGCAGCGCGTTAGCAAACCCCGACCACAACTCAGAGCCTTGCTTTTCCTTTGTGAGACGGTCTTTCACCCAGTTTCTGATCATCGCCGTGCCTTACAGGTAGTTGATATCAAACGTGGAGTTAGCCACATCAAGATAGATAAAATCATTCAGCTGCAGAGCCGTTTTCATATCGTGGGGGGTCAGTTCATAGGAGATAAACAGGTTCAACTCTTCAATTACGCGCCACAGGTCTTTCACCTGCACCTGTGAGAAGTGCTTACCGGCTGCAACGCCGTTCTGATCGCTGTCACCAAACGTTGTGGCATCGCGTCCAAAACGAGCCTCCAGCGCCTCCTGAACGGCTTTCTTAGCGTCTGACAGAATGACGTTCTTCTTCGCCAGTGCGGTTAGTGAGATCGTAAATGGCTCCTCCTGTGTCGGGACGTAGCGGAA